TTGTGAAATTCCAAGAATAGAATAGTTTAGTTAAGTCTAGTTTAGTTTTTGTGTTGAGTCGGAAGCCTGCAAGAGAGCATGAGCTTCCGGCTTTTATTTTTGCTGATATTCAGTATTTTACATACACAATCGAACTTTTTTTATATCTATTAGTAGTCCATATTAGAGAATTAGAACAAATCATAACGTCACTTTTGACGCTATATAATGGTCGAAAAATGGTCGGATTATGGTCGGAAAACATGATACGATCGAAAACAAAATAAAGTATGGCTACATTTTCATTAGTAATTGTCCCAGCTAAAAAACTATCTGACGGGACTCATAAAATAAGAATCAGAGTAGCACACAACTCTGATACAAGATTCATCACAACAGAAATTGTCGTTCGTGAAAACGAATTTAGGAACGGAAAGATAGTTCAACGCCCGGACAAAGATTTCCTCAACATAAAATTGCAGGAATGGTATAACACGTACTTCAAACGCTATATAGAATTAGAGCATGCAGAATCGTTAACTTGCGCCCAATTAGTTAAGATGATAACAAACCCTATTAATGGCGAACGTAATCGCAAATTTGAGGATATCGTTGAAGAATTCCTCTCACAGATCGATGAGGATGATAGAGAAAAAACGCATAAACTTTATAAATTGGCCGCTAAACATTTTATTCGGTTTACTGGTCCAAGTACACTCATGGAACACATAACACCAATCCGGATTAATAACTATCTAACGCATTTAAGGAAGAGCAAACTCTCCCCTACCTCAATCAAAATCTATATTACACTATTGAAAGTGATAATAAACTATGCCATCAAGATGAGATACGTAGAATATAAGGTAGATCCATTTGTCACAGCTTCCATTCCTTCAGCTAAGAAAAGAGACACACATATCACAGTTGAACAACTAAAGATTATTAGAGATATGGTACCTAATCAATATAACGTATCAGTAGTTCGCGACATTTTCATGCTTACTTATTATTTAGCCGGCATGAACTTAGTTGATATGCTGGCTTACGACTTTCGGACCGACATTGTAGATTACATCAGAATCAAGACAAGGAATACTAAAGATGGTGACCGGTTGACTTCGTTTGCGATTCCTGATGAAGCAAAACCTCTCATCAAGAAATATATGAATAAGAATACCGGAAAGCTCGTATTTGGAAAGTATAAAACCTATGTATCCTGTTATAATACACTCACCCGGAAAATGAAAGTTCTGAAAACAGTAGCAGGCGTTACTCACAACTTAACATTATATTCAGCTCGCAAATCATTTGTTCAACATGGCTACGATCTTGGAATACCCCTTAGCACTCTCGAATACTGTATCGGTCAGTCAATGAAAGAAGATCGTCCAATCTTTAATTATGTATCAATCATGAAAAAGCACGCTGATAAAGCAATCAGAGAGATTCTTGATAATCTGAAATAAATTTGTAACTTTGTGGCATCAAGATAACACGGACATAATTCCGATTATTTTGGTTTGACTTGGTGAGGGGGTGGTTCCCCTCACTTTTTTATTTCTACCGAACATTCTATGGTATATTATTTTCTGAAAGAATCACATCGTACAGTTTTTCTAACAAATCACTAGACATATATTCATTTTTGTTTGCCTTTTGAAACAAGACTGGTGGAAAATTTATATATTCCATTCGGGATACAGATTCATCATTTATCCCCTCTTTCAATCGCACATCTTTCAACTCAAGGTTATTGAACAAATCGGCATTCAAGTATAATCTTCGTGTCTTAATTGTTGACAATGAACTAAATGAGTTAAAAAACAATAATACAAGTTCATACTTTGACAGTTGTGCTCGAAATATATTCGAATATTTTAGGGGCGAAGTGAATTCCGAAGTCATTTCCAAAATATAATAAGCATTCCTAAAATATGTACCAAGTTGATTTTTATATGGGGCAAAACAATGATCAGCGGCTTTAGCACAAGCTTCAGCTATGGGCTTGAAATTATTCTGTTCAAAATAGATCTTAATCGCATTTAAACAGAGGTAATCATAAGTGTTTATATGTACAGGATAAATATTAATCTTTCCTTTATGTATTCCAAATTCATGCTCTGAATAAATGTTGTTAATGGCAGCATTCAATTGGCCATATATAAACATCCATTGCTCTTTAGACATATTCTGGGGAATAATCCTCCTTACAAATTCCTCTTTGGAGAAATTTTCAGGAATACCTCTTCTTATTTCCAAATAGAAAGTATGGTATAACTCTACATAAATCTGTCGATAAGTTTTTTCTGGTGTACAAAACTCATTGTAAGGAGTTATTTTCCATTCACATTGTTTTTCATCATATACCCAATCTATTCTTTTCACTTGCAAGGCATCCCGATATGAAATAAAAATCCTAAGCAACTCAAAAAAGACAGCTCTATCCTCGCTATTCAAGAATTGCTGTTTATTCTGTCTTAATGTAAATAAAACTCCGACGAATGCTATTAATCCTGCAATCGCTCCTAATAGACTTCCAAACTCACCCCAGTCGGTCTGTTTATCCGCAAACTTACCTTTGGTCTGAATAAAATAGAAAGCTAAAATGACTATTATAATTAATATGAGGATGACAGTTCCCCAAACGAGCCAACCTTTTACATTTCTTTTCATTCTTATCATAAATCAAAATCTAATAAGTTTTAAAACAATATTATCAATTCAAATATAATCATGATTTTGATAAATAAAAAATATTTCCAGAAATAATAGATTCCAAAGGTACTAAAGTTTGTTCCTATTTATCACAGTAAATAATATAAGTGCTCACCAATTATAGTTATACTTGACTTAAAAGAAAAGTGCTCACTTTTTAATATCCTTACCGAACTTTTCAATTATATATTAGTACTATCTTATGTAACCCTTCTTGAGAATTTGTTGATTCGTGTGTTGTTGATTGGAAGGATTACAAAAAAAGGCAGCCTAGTAAGCTGCCTTTAATTCTTTCTATTACCTTTCGGAACCATCCTTAATTTGAGAGAGTGAAGCTTCCAATACCCCCTCAACATTTTCAATTTGAATAACTTCCAAAGAAGGAACATAATTATCGACATCACCAATACCACTTCTACTTATTATTCTTCCTTCAAATTCTTTTCCGCTCTCCAACGTCAATTTCACATCTTTGCTTGGTTGTAGAAAATCTTTGCTCATAATACTTTGAATTTTAAATTAATATTAATATTCCGAACAAAAAATATGCCGGAACACATTTTCTTTGTATTCCGGCACGAAGGCACTTGTTTATACAGCGACAAATATATATATTATTTCCCAAATATTGTATTCTTTGCTATATAATTTTATCTGAAAAATGTATTTTCAATGAAATGGATATTTCTTTCTCAATTTATCCCACAGCCAACTTACAATTAACAAACCTATAATACAGCAATACACATTATCTTTATGCAAATCCCACCACGAAAGTTCTACTATATTTTCCTTCTGATTTAATATAGCATCAACCTTATTACTCAATGTATCTAACATGTTAGAGAGATGTTGTAGGGTAACAGATACCGTTTCATCAACTTCTGTTCTTTCCTGTTCTTGTTTGGATGCAGTAGTAGTACTTTCCTTCACTACGTGTTGTTTTCCGACAGAATCAGGAGCAGACAAATAAACAGTTTTATTTTCCAACTTTAGATTACTTAGCCGGTCATTTGTTATCTTCGTTTGCCTACTAACATCCGCTCGCAGTGATTGAATAACATTTTGAATGCGATTAAAATCATCAGAGTAGTCAATCCGCTTTTGAGTCTCAATGTTCCGAGACGCCTGGCAAGAAGAACATACAAGACAACAGACTATTACAGCCAGCAGACTAATTATAGCCGTTAGGCACATCTTAGCTAAATCTTTCATGGCCTTACAACTACATTACGTAAAAAGTTACTAAACTCACTCCTCACATCAAAACAAGGACACGCTTTGATATATTCAACAGGTTCTACCTCGCCGCTACCGTCGAGATCAGGTGATGTATCCCGATGCCCTAACAATTCAATGATAGGATACTCCTTACAGAGTTTTGCTACAAGGTCACGCAATGCGTTCTTTTGTGCATCAGTCCGGGTGTCCTTTGCCTTTCCATTCGCATCAAGTCCACCGATGTAGCAGATACCGATACTGTGTTTATTATAACTAATACCGGAAAACCCTTTCGTGTTACAATGTGCTCCGTCAATGGATAATGACCGACCGTTTTCTACGGTACCATCTAAGTCAATTACAAAGTTGTAACCGATTTGGTTAAAACCGCGCTGTTTGTGCATCAAGTCAATATCTTTTGCACGCAAATCCTGCCCGGCTTTCGTTGCCGAACAATGGATGATAATTGAATCAATAGTTTTCATATCTTTTCCTCCTTGTCTAATTCTCCTTCAATTCTGTCAATAATACTCTGCACGTGTGCAGGTGTAGCTCGTTTAAATTCAAAGCGTATCACATGATAGATGATACGGAATCCTTTGTTTTTAGGATAAGCAATAATCAAGTTTTTGAACGCATTCTGAAGATACACATAAGAGAATACATACGTAATAGTCTTGATTACCAATAATGAGTTCTCACCGTCTCCTATCAAGGTCATAAAGGAAAAAACCACTTCAATGATTACAAGATAGAGAACAAGTTCGACCAAGGCATTTTTAAACTTACCCCATTTGAAGTTTTTACAACGTATAATCGAAACACCATCAGCCCTCATTCCACACCAAATGTTGAATCCAAACATTATGATTAAAGCTATCAAAAAGCCTTTGGTTGGTGTCAGATAAGCAAGAAGAGAGCTGAACATCGAAACGAAAATAATTCGTATCTGGTCTACATTAAATAGATCATATAACCATTTCATAATATTAATCATAAAGTTAAAGCTATCAATATTGAAAACACAGTAATCAGCCCTGGCAATAAGACAGTAGCTAATGCGTCAAGCCAGTCAAAGACAAATCCACACTTCTTCTGAATGTACTCAACAATTATCGCAGCAATGGCAGTTGTCGTAAAAGAGACAATAGCAGATTTGCAGAAACCAATGTTTAATAGAAAAAAACAGAAGGCAAGCATCACAACAAAGACGAACACTCCAGCTTTTACATGCGCTGGCCGGTTAGACTGTAAAATCCAATCATACAATATTTTTATACCCATACTTGTAGCGTTTAATTATTAATAAAATACTCTGTATGAGACAAATGTATTGAGTATAGTAACCGGTTTGCCAAAAGTGAAAAATCTTGGAAAGTCATTTCCTTTTAATAAGCTATTTATTAACGACTTACAAAACGGACTATTTTTATAGGAAATAAAAAAGGTAGTCGAAAACCGACTACCTTACATCTATCTATTTAGAAGAGACTTATTGATATAAACTTAGATCAACAGCATCTTTCTTTTTCCAACCAGCAGCTAATGTGCGCTGAACAAAAACCATTTCCTTAGTATAAAAGTCCGTCAGATTTTCCAAGGTATTAAATTCATAGTAGACAGGTTCATCATCTGTTCCAAATTTAAATCTTACTGGTAAAGAGGTACCGTCTGTCTGCACTGCAAGATCATAGGCTGATTTATAATTGAACTGGTTTTCCTGTGATAACCATACAGGTATGCCATTATAGGTAAATCCGGACATGATCTCGTTATTTATCTCCTGATTATACCAGTTAATAACCATAACCTTTACCTCCTCACTGGTAGGCTTATAAGAGAACTCCTCTTCCATATAGGAAGCATTTCCCTCTTGCTCACTTGGCTGTACATCCCAACGTACACGCCACTTATTTTTCACCGGATTTACACACTCAAAGAGCGATACACCGGAACTTCCTTCTACTCGTTTCATTAGCTAAATACATATTTGGTTCGACCTTTACCGAACGTCTCCGTCTTAATCGTTGTTTCAAACGGAAAACCATCCGGCATACTTGAAATTTGTTGGAGGATATTTTTCATTTCCTCCGAATTGGTGAAGAACTTCTTCATTTCACCATTTTGCTCAATTGAGACAATACAACGGTCTTCTCCCTGCTCTGTTTTAATGCCCATTTCATAATCTTTCACTATGATAGGGAGATTTACCAATTCTCTTATGGAAACAACTGTGCCTGGAAAACGCTTCTTCCCGTCTTCCGGCTTGTAAGTGACGTTTAAATCTTTGAAACTTTTCATTTTTATGCCTGTTAATTTATAAAATAGATTCTTGCAATCGGCATGCTTTACCAAGCCATAAAAAGAGGCAATGAGTTCTTTACGACGTCTACGGCTTTTCACTTTATGAAGCCTACGAGCAAAGTTCTGTTTGTTCCTTTTGCGTACACGGGTATGATCCGGATAAATAACGAAGCCTAAGAAATCAATACCTTGCTTGGTTGGAAATATACGTTCAATCTTTTTAATCACAAGATTTATCTTAGCCACCTGCAGACAGACAATATTACGCATCTTCCAAAGAACTTTTTTGCTCCCATTCAAAACACGACCATCATCACAATAGCGGAAATAGTGTTTCACTGCTTCCCTGTCTTTCAACACATGGTCGATAAAGATTGACAGCAGCAGATTACCAAGTCCCTGCGAACTTCTTAATCCTATGCTTATTCCCTTTTGCATCACATCCACGAAACCGGAAAGTAGCTGAATGAGCTTATTGTCCTTAAACACCTTATTAACACAGTATTTCATGAAATCATGATCAACATTCTCATAAAATTTACGAATATCAAAAGTGTAACAGAACTCTGTTCCTTGTGCATCATTCCCTATCGAATCACGTACATAACATAATAGATCGTGCGTACCACGTCCTTTTATAGATGCAGATGTAGTCCGGATAAAACGACCTCGCAAATGTTCATCTACAACTTTCATAATTGCATGCACAGCAACCCGTTCTTTCAAAGAAAAAATTTGGATGCGACGTAGTTTACCACCTTCAAAAACCTCCTTTTCAAAAAAATTACTTACTTTAAAACTGCCATTGCGAATCCTTTCTGTCAATTCGTCAATGACTTCTTTTTTATGCGCAATAAGAGTTCTCCCTGAACGGCTGCGTTTACGTTTCCGACCTCGCAACACTGTCCAGAAAGACTCTTCCATATTTTCAGGAGTTATTATCTCCTCAATGATGTTGCCTTCTCTGCGCATAATTTTTGCCTTCAATTTTCCGGGCCTAACTTCTTCGAGAATCCCAATAAAGGGAAACCTACCAAACTCTACCCAACGATGTATGTTTCAGTTTTCCAGTCTTCCGACTGCTGTTACTGAGGCTCATCCCCCTCGGCTCAATGATGAGTAACTCGTACTCCTTATCGTACGCCGATTAATTTCTTCAGGCACTAACGTCCAAATTCGTTTAAATTGTTTCCGAGCCGGGAACCGTTGTTCGCAGACGCATACGATGAATCGTTACCGCAATTCGCATACGAGACACCGCCGTTCGGGTTCGCGTTGTTGTTCGACCGAAAGACCACACGAGTCTATGGGGGAATCCACCTACGGGGGTACAAAATTAACAATTTATTCATCTTGACAAAAGATTAAGTAAGTTATATTTTCGCCGGGCTTCGCCCGGATTTGTGCCTTGCGGAAAGAACAGCACAAATCCGGACAAGGCTAAACGTTTTCCGCTTTAGTCGCTTCGCTCCCGCTTTACGATTCCGATTTCAACGATTTGTACGCTTCAACGCTCTCCGCGACCTCGATTTGACCGCGGAAGGCGAGCCGGGAACCGTAGCTCGCAGACGCATACGATGAATCGTTACCGCAATTCGCATACGAGACACCGCCGTTCGGGTTCGCGTTGTTGTTCGACCGAAAGACCACACGAGAGGCTGCTGCGCTCGGTTGGAATTCATCACAATAATAGGTTGTACTACTACCGGCCTGTGAAAAAGCAGCAATCACATCACAATATTTTTGATGGACCATACCAGTTGCAAAACCACCGGTTGTACCGGAACGAACTTTACGTATCGTACCGTCAGGCATCTCAATATTTAACTTATACTGTTCCTGGGCGTTAGTATTAGGCAAAGTAACTTTATCAAGCCATTCATATTTATTACCCCACCAATTTTCATAACCCAAACAGTTACTAGAAGGAGTACGGGTATAGACAATTCTGCCATCGGCATCCTTTGAGATATACCAGGAATATTCAGTCTTATGTACACCGTCAGAATCATAACTCACTGTATCCTGCATACCAATAACAGCAGTATTTCCAATAACACGGGCAATTGTACTCTGACCATAACCGCACTGATCCTGTGCGTCACGGCGGCCATACGCAGCATAGAACAGGTTAGCTACGTCTTTGTGCATCTCCCAATCTACAAGCTGCAAGCCACGCTGTTCGGCATAGTAATGAAAATCGGATTGTGACATACTACCGACACATATTGAAGTGTTGAAAGCGGAATAAAGGGAATTACCGATAGAGATTGCTTCACCGACACCCGTCAGACAAGGCACATGTTCCACCCAATCCGGCTCCATGTCCTCAATCTTATTGCTGTTAGATAAAACAACCAGGTCAAATTCTGCATTGTTGAAGATCGTGAAATAAAGGAAAGCGGCTCCTTCCGGAACGTCTGCAATAAGATACATTCCTTCAGCAAACTTATTGTTAAGACTCGGAACGGTCAAATCCTTTATAACGTTACCGGATGCATCTACGAAGATGCTACCAATAAGACCGGTTCCTAACGTAGTCGGGAAACGGACACGTTTGTGTTTAGAAACGTCCACACCGCAAACACTATAATTCGTATCTGAAGAATAGCTGTCCGTCAAGGTGGCACGACCGATCAGTATTTTAGTTTTCTCCTTATAAAGCCCGGATTCACGGATATTGGAAAGATAAACCTTATCACATACAGGTACATCCGGCATTTCGGTATTGGAGCTGTAACAGGTGTACTTCTTGTTGTTAAGGTAGTCATTGATACCTTTATACCAATAATGCGGTTCATACACCCAAATATCCCCCTCGGTACTATCCAATTTGGCAGGAGTAGCACTGGAAATTTTCTCTGAATCGGCATAAAAATTGGAGTTCGCATCATGCAGGTTACAGATTACCATTTTACCTTTCCCTGTTTGTTTACCTAAACATCGGTGACGTTGGGCAAGGATCTTAGTTATATGACCGTTCGCAACATAGCTGTTACCGTATTTATAGCCAGTCAGATTATCAAGGTTGCTGATATTAGCATCATCGGCAACAGTGTCATCAAATTCAATCATCGTATATTTGGGCTGAATGATGGTCAATTCCGGGAAATGCGCAACGGCTGCTTCATATTCCTCATCAGTCATGGAACGGGTCAGACGATAGGTTCCAACCAGGCGACAGGAAGATACATTACCACCATTCTCATCAACACCACCCATTTCCATAAGGTTACGGAGCAGTGTTCCGTCTCCTTCCATGTCAATGCCGGTTATACGAAGGTATCTGACAGATGAACACACTGCGAGTAATCTTTGCCAATCAATCAACGCACAACTATCCACAACCAAACGGTTTATGTTGGAAGTTCCTTCTAAAGTCAGATTATCATTAGACAGCCTATTCAGATACCGCAATTCAAGAGTCTGAAGAGTAGCAGGAAGAACAGCGACAGACAAAGGAGAACCAGGCGCAAAGGAGACACCGGTCATTGCAGATTTACCGGCACGGAAAGACTCAAGCTTAGAGTTAGAGGACAAATCCATAGAGGTAAAATTTTCACTCTGTAAGCCGGTCAGATTCAACTCACGAAGATTTCTGCATTTGTCAACCAATAATGCGTTCATCGTTTTTTGAGTAGCCTTGCAACTGATATCCAGTTTACGCAATGCAACACAGTTACTTAGATTGAGTGTACCAACAATCGCATGACTGACATCAGTCAGATCAAGACCTAACATTCGGGATGCACCGTAAAAATATTGAGGGTCATTGACGATCAAGTCGGTGTCAAGTGTCAGCTCAACAACACTGCCGGTATCTTCGGCCAAAACGCCCGACTGTTTCGGATCACCGCTAGTATAACCATAACCAAAGTAATATCTTTCGCTGGAAGTGATCTTAACCTTACGTTTATCGGTAGAGAACTTGTAACCGAAATATACCGGGAATGAATCCTGCCGATATGTACCGGCAAGGTATTGACTGTCAAGCAGGGCAAAACGGTTTTGAATAGTGAAAGTACGGTGAGCGTAACGGCTACCTTGCAGGGCATACAGATAGTCATAGTATTTTGTACCCTCCGAAGTAGTGACACCCTCCGTCAAAGGTTTGATGTATTTATATTCACCATCCTTGTTATAAATACGTTCACACCAATTACCCATCATTTGATTATTGAACATATCCAGGACATCTTCAGTACTCATGTTACTACGGAGCGTTCCGGCAACCTCACGAAGTTTTTCCGAGCAACCACGTACCAAATCCCACAAAACACTGTCGTGACCGGCAAAAGCATAACTACCGATTGAATCATCAAAAGTCTCATGAGTGATAGTATAATCGTATTTCAAAACAGAATCGTTACGACCGCCTAAAATAGTGTCAAGGTCATAAGGAAGAAAATACCAATGAATACCATCCCAAGTGCAAAGCATCATGTTCTTTGCACGGTTATCGACGGCCATCAAGTAGTCTGTTATCAGATACCAGGCAAACGGGCTGTCATTGCCGAAATAGTCTTTATACTCATTCAGGAACTTGACATGATTACCCTTGCAACTGTATATCCATGACCATAGTCTTTGTACGGCAGCCTTATCCTCCGTATCAGCGTCAGCCCACGTCTTGTCTGCTTTAAAACGGAACTCAAGACCGTCGGCAAACTCTTCTTCCGTGATGTTGGCAGTACCGAACAGACACAACGGATGAGAATTATTCAAGAACTCAATGCAGACACATTTATTACGCTGACCGTTCAGGGCTTCCGCATCATTAAAGCCCGCTATGCCCTCAAAACCATAGACGTTGTGGGATTCGCTCTTCTCATTATTGAAATTGTATTTACCAAGATAGATGTTCACACCGGAATCATCATTATCGTAGAAACAATCAATAGGATCACCATCGACACCGATACGGACGGAAGAATCAACCATTTGCGGTGGAGTCAGCCAACCACATTTCTTCCATACGTCATTGATCAGACGAACAGCACCGGTATTATGGGTACTTGATGAGTCGCTGAAGTCTGCTTTCAGGCAGAAGATACCCACACGTTTTGCACCCGGTTTGAACGAATACATCAAGTCCGGAACATCTACGCCGCCAACCTCAAGGGTAGTACCGTATTTTTCAGAACGGAAGAAGTAGATACGATAGTTCTTGCGGGGATAGGTGGTGGAAGAAGTTCCCTGTATCCGGAGTCCGGCTTTATGGAGTATAAAGTCGTATTCCTTGCCGTACTTGCTGTAAAAATAGACATCGGCGACGACCTCAAACTTTTTGTTGTTGGTGGCGTTAACTAGGTTGACATCACCAACAATGCGCATCACACTTTTTCCCTGGGCACGAAGTTTTTCTATGTCAACATCGGAGCCGGTATCATTCATCACGTCATTTTTCTGAAACAGCATAACCATTTCATCAGAGGTGGGACGGTCCACCATGTAGTTTGTCAGCTCTTCATCATCGGTCAAGCCACGACGGTAGATACGAAGGTTACGCAATTCAACATCGGCAGCATCAGAGGAAACTGTTATATTGACAGGTGATTCCTGCTTCATACTTTCAGTCTGTGCATACTGCTTGGCTCCGCACCGGATGCCGTTGACATATAATTCCATAAGCCGGTTACCCGACTTCTTGCCGATAACGAAAGCGATTTTGTAATTCATACCGGAAGCAAAGGGAGTATCAACCGAACTACCACCCGAAGCCGCGACCATAGCTTCCTGCGCGGTCATCTGAAAACCGATGCCGCCCGACATACAGGAGACGACAACGCCTTTGCGGTCAGTGATATTGCTACACTTCAATTCAAATTCATAGGTTCCGCCATTGGAAACGGCATCATCTGAAAATGGCTGTTTCATGATCTCGATGGCAGCACCATTGGATAGCAATAGGGAATCACCGGTCCAACCGTTACTATTCCAGTCGAAACCTGTGAATTTGGTTGTTACCTTGCCATCAGTCCAAACAGCCGGATTCTCTTCAGTATTGCTACGTCCGGCAGCCGAAAGTTTCAAATCAAGGTCGGCCTGTACCTCTTCGATATCAATAGAGGATTTTGCAACATCAACTAAGAAATCATATTCAGTGTTACCGCAAGAGAACCGCATTTCATTCTCTCCCTGTTCGGTGAACCGGTTTGTGTAAACCTGAACTGTACGGGGCACACTTACTGTCTGTGTCTTAACACCATTGCAGGAAACAGACATTTCAGCAGGAGTCTTACCCGGATCATAAGCAACAAATTCGAACTGCAACTTCTCATATTGACCGACCTCAAGGCGGGGCGTCAAATGATCATCTGTAAAAATACGACCGTCCGGGAAACGGTGCATCATGCCGATACTGGGAACAGAAGAGCCCTCTTTGAATATATCCAAGTAGATACTTTCAGAGCGAACGGTAAGATCGGCAGAAGCTTCCATTTCAGCAACCATCTGCACGGTATGCCGACCAGGTAAAAGGTCAGACATGGAAATACTGAAGCTGCTGTTCGTTTGCCCGGATTTAGTAATAGTCTTGGAGTCCTTCTGAACACCATCCACATACAACATGACAACTTTGTTGCCTGTTCCCGAAATGGTGAACGGAATGGATGCAGTTGCACCGGCTGCATAGCCGCCAACAGGAGAAGCAATGTTATAAGTAGAACTCAAAGATAACGTAATAACTTTGACGGACGTGTATGCCTGTTTAGTCTGCTTCTTGCCTTCCGGATCGGTAGTTGTTGCCTTTACATAGATATCCGTTGTTCCCAAAAGTAAATACTTACTCAAATCAAGGGTATATGTACCCTTAGATACATCGTTAATAGTCTCTGTGTACACAGTTTGAGCACCTCGAAGCATCTGTATGGTAAGCGTAGCTTTCTGCCCAGTAGATTCGCCCTTGTCATCTCCGGAACTATATTGGTGATCGTAGAAATAGGTAAGATGAGAAGAACCACCCTCTTTGATAATGCTGTTATCTACCGAAGCATTGAGGACAATCTTTGTTGCAGTACCGGTTTCTCCGCCGCCACCGCCTGTACCGCCTTGAAATTCCGTACTGGCTATTTCTGCACCGGACTTGTTTTTCAAACTTAGCTTAACAGTATTATTATCCTCGTCAACCTCGGATTCGAGTGTGAAAACAGTATTGGCTTCAATCTCATTAAATTTAGCAGTTACAGGAGCGTTCTGAATGGCATTTGTTGAGTTGGCATCCAAACTTTCATCTGTTTGAGGAATTTCGACATTGAAAGATACACCACCACTTTCATCCGGAGTATGCTTTTCACCGTTGAAAGTAATTTCTTTCACAGCTCCTGCACCACCGTATTCATTCCAAGCAGCCGGCTGATCGAAAGCTGTTATGTCGTTTGATTCAAAACGATAATCTTTCCATTTCCCAGCAGACTCCTCGAAAGTAATAATCATGCCGGGCTTCTCTTCATCCTTGACTTTAGCTCCAGAAACGGCTGTTACTGCTGTTTCTTTTGTATAGAAGCCAGTATTTAAAGGATGAAGTTTAGTTACGTTATAAAAGCCACTACCTGAACCGGAACCACCGGAGATTTCTTCCCACTCACTCCACTTCTCACCTGTCATCTTACGTTGTTTCAACACACCACCGGTATAATACGTAGACAGGAAGATTTGGGTAATGGCATCATCCTCACCGTACCGGGACACAACTAAAATATCACTTGAATAAGTGTCTGCATCAGCCACAATATAATAGCCGGAGTTAACAACAGAATCAATATCAGTATAAAGGACTATATTGAAAAAATGAAGCATATCTATATTTGACAGATTCTTGTAGAAATCCTCTTCAGTACCCTTATACCCTTTGCCTTTTGCATCTTCATAGGTATTAACCTCATTCCATGAGTCCGGTACATAATCACTGCCGACATATACATAAGTATGATATTTACCTACTTTATCTAAGAATGAACATTTGATACCAATGTTCCTTAGCTCAATAGGAACAAGGTATATAGCCTTATCTAATGTGAATCTGTTTGTATTATCACTCGGATCGACATGATATAAAGATACATTATAGTCAGTAACGCTCGTTATTCTCCAACTCCCCCACTCTCCGTTTTTTCGCTGTCTCTGATATACGAACCCACACTCATAACGTATTTGTTCATAAATGTTCTCATCAAGTATCGTAGTAGCCAAAAGACCTTTTATATCCTTGAATTCATTTCGTTCATCTTCATTATACCGATAAGTAAACAAGCCGACAGTACCAAACACCTCATCTAAATCTCTTAGATCGTTCAAGAAATCCAAGTCTATAACAATACTACCACAAACATTTATGGCTGCCAATAGTTTTTTCAATTCTCCCCAAACAGAGCCATCATCACTTTTAGATGTCCCTTTTGTTCCAAGAGCTTCCTGTAATTTAGCTTCGGTTGACATCCATTTCCCCCAAGTTGTGTTACCACTGGAAACAACACCACTCCGGGACAAAGTAATAACCGGTCCTACGGTTACTTCAGTAGCCGTACTGTTATTCATTGCATCAAGTTGGATGCACGATGTAAACGACTGATAAACATTATTGAGTCCCAACCGCTCTACTTGAATATTGAGAGGAATACTGGTAGAACCAGGCGCAAATACACAACGGTAATTTCCAACAGAGGAATTACCTTCATATAAAGAATTGAGTTTTGATTTTAAGTTAGCCAGTGAATCAATCGTACCCAAACTTTTAAAAGGATCAGTAAGAGGATTTGATTTTGTTGAAGTGCCTAATATCCTTTTCAACAGTTCAGCATCTCCTTCAGTTATACTCTTCTCTGCATCTGTAATACGATTCTTAAAATCCTCCAAATCTTTATTAATATAAGCGGATATAGCGTCAGTTAAATCCTGTACCAATATTTTCCGCCCACCACTAATCTCAACATACATATCATCAGACAAAGATTTCACGGCAGTAAGCTGCTCTATCGTGAAACTATTTGTCTTTAACGCTTGCAGCACAAGGCTGACAATCTGCTGTTTCTCCGTTTCTGTCATAATTATTCTTTTAATGAATTATCTAATCATTATCATATACCCACGTTAACTCAATGGTCATACCAATATTATCAATATCATAGTCATACATGTAATCAAGATAAAGCTGGAATTCTTTTCCGGTACCTACATCTCCGGCATCTACTCCCTTTAAAATATAGACTCCATCTCTACTAACTACACTACCCTCAATAAGATTACTATATGGACCACCTGTGTATAGAATGGCACGTAAATTTATCAAACTGTCATCCAAAGAACTTTTCAAGCTATCAAGTCCGGTTATCACCAGTTTACCATAACCTTTCCTGCCAATATACTTACTGTCTATGTCAGTAGTCTTAATGGTGATTAAATCCCAATATGATTGTTCATCACCGCCCGGATGATGAATACTGTTCACTGTGATCATTATATCACTGTTGATAGAAGTGCCAGTATTTGGAGTAGCATTAGACATATTGATATAAGTTCCAATTTCTGCTACAGGTTTTTCTGTACCAAATTTGATACTACGCATATCCCCAGTATCCGTTTTTCTGTAATTATCACCTTGTACACGTCTCATCGCAACCTGATTATTCCATTCCAAAACAGGATCAAGCGATTTTATCTGCTGTAACTGCTGATTGAAGACAAAGCTTTTCAATCCCTCGATTTCTTGATTCAATTCAGGAACACCACCGTCTTTTCTTGCATAACGTACACCATCAAAATAGATATAGTTACAGCATAGAATACGGTTAAGAAAGTCAGCAAACCACACTGGGCAACCAATAGAATTACCTAAAGTAAATATCTTCTGTGTAGCTTCACGGCTATACAATTCTACGATATCACCATCAGCAGTGGTAAACTGTTCGTTATCTACTGTGAATGACCAGTTATTATCTTTGAATCCACCGGGGGCACGGAAATCGAAGAAATATTGCATACCATCAATCCAAAAGATACAATCCGTCCGTTGCCGGTTATCTTTCATTGAATACTGTATTACAGTAGTCTCATTAAGTTCGGCACTATCATTCGTAACTTTGAATATCTCACTCCAGGAATCACCAATTAACACATCGTAGTAACCGCTATTCAGCCCTGTAATAATGTGAAAGTAGATTATCTGATTATTATTCATATTCCATGTGTGCCACTCAATAGAATCCTGACGTTCATTAATTAAATCTCGTACAACCAAGGCAGGCACTGCATCTGATTTGTCACCTATCAACTCAATGAATATGATATCAGAGCTTGCAAATTTCTGAATGTATTTACTCTTCGCACCGAACCGGTCCGTAGTAGGGTTAAAAAACAAAGGGGTAAAAGGACTTATTTTCAACATAATATTTTAAGCTTTAGAGATAGATTTCACTATAAGTTCATATTTAAGCCCGTCAAACCGTTCTATTTGTCCGTCTGCTTCACTCAAAAATCCCTTATACAAATACTCATCTTTAACAAGAGTAATTATACCATCCACAGGAGAAGGAATAACTTCATCATAGGTATTAAATCCAACTTTACCACAAGTGGCCAACTTTTCAGATATCACAAAATTATCTTTTAACGCAATGTTGTTAATCACAACATCACTGTTGCCATCAGAAGAAGTAAATTCAAGCTTATCAGCGCTAATACCAATATACTTGCTGTTTGCAAGCAACATAGCACGCTGGTTATACATCACATTAAACATCTTATCCGGATTCAACACGCCGCTGATATTCCATCCGGTTCTAATGAGTTTATAGCACATCACCCCAGACGTTAATATAGAATCAGCAGCTCCAACAAAAAACACGTCATTATCACTTTCATTATCAGTAGTATTCTTACCTCTCTTTTGTGCTAAGAACTCAATACCATAGGCATCTGCACGATAAGGACTAATAAGCTCCAGTTTATTATCAGTAATATCTACGCCAGTCATGTATTCTGTCGTAAACCGGAATTCATCACGTCCGTTAATGGAATCATAATCCTGTTTGTCATAGCCGACACGAACAGACGAATAAATCAGCTTCTCATCAACAGAATAAGTAAATTCAGTATGGTCGACTTCAAATTCTTTGATTATACTTGTGGAAAACAGTGTATCTCTGTGAACGAACTGAACAATATTTCCATCAATTACAGGAACAAAGCCGAACACAGATTCCATCCAGTCAACAAACTTTGTATAAGAAGTATATAACTTCGCATCTGGTATGCCACGAATACTTTCAGCAGCTACTATAACACAATTATCAAGTCTGGAATCATAATTGCTTGCAATCTTACCGGTAATGCCTTCTTTTCCTCCATTGATACTTTTAAGCAAACAATTCAATACCCTTGTAGGTGTTATTGCATCAATGTAGATAGGATCACTGATAGAATTATAAGTTACCTTAAACTCTTTAATCTTCTTAATGTTGATTTTTGCATAAGTAGTATGAGAAGCTTTCAAACTGATAGAAAAATACACCATCTTTCTTTGACCATAAGAATCAAATGAAGCCTTACTCACGCTAATGCTCAATATTATTGTTTTAGTTTCTCCTTTACTGATATTCACTGCTTGAGTATTCCCACAAGAGGAAAGAGTGAATGTTGCATATTCAGCATCCCCGCTATTCTCATATTCAACATCCATTTCCACATAAGCCTTAATGCCCGATGCCGGGACACCGAGCAGATCAGCAACTACGCCTTTTTCTCCTTTGTCATATTCAAGATAGCCTCCTTTGGATATCTCATTACTATAACTGGAAACATAGACATCTGCAAGTTCAATGGGGTTTACGGTATATGTATCACCAATAGAGAAGTTTAGTATATTTTGCATATCTAGCCTATCATAATATAGCTGATGCACTGCCTTTATTTCATCTACAAGATACTCGTATTGTGTTCCCTTGTTAGCCTTAATAAGAGTAGCAGTACTATTATCAACCGTATTCATTGATATCGTATAGCCCGAATTATCGAAGGTACCGAAATCCAGTTTACTATTGATAACAATATCATAGGTGTGCTGATTATTGATTTCGTAAATTGCGATCCGAGCGTCTGCAAACAGATATTTTTCTACCCATTCATCGAGAAGCAACTCATAAGCTTCTCCTACAAACTCAAACTTAGATGTGAATGTTCTAATAACTCCACCGAATCCATCACGTTTGAGTGTACGTTTTATCTCATCCCAATTCCGGATACAAGATTTAGGAAGTTCATGCGTGGTACCAGCTACTGTAAGAACATATTTGCAAAGCATTTTTATAGGGTTAAAACGTTCATGGGCAAATATAAAGAAAAAGCCAACCGGTTTCCCGATTGGCTAAATTCTTGAAAATAACACTTTGCGAAAACGTTCTATAACTACCTGTCTTTCAACACCATTTCTATGCCAAGGAACAAAAACGACTTTTCGACATTCGCCAAGCTAATTTTTCCATTGCCTTTTAAAAAGGCATTGAGAGAACTTCTATTTATATCCAAATGCCTGGCTAATTCAATCTGCTTTATTCCCCTTTTCTTGAGGGCCTCAATTATAATTTCACGTATCATAAATAGTATTTTGAGACAAATATATGATTCTTGAACGACAATTCGCCCCAGATGTGGGGCAAATGTCTAACCTCTTTCAGATTTTTGTTTCCAAAGGCACATTCTCAAAGGGTTCGCACCAAAAACTAAGCCATGCGCATTTATATCTTCATTAAGAATTAAGTTTTTCGATTCTTAAAATCGTAAAGCTCATGCCCTAAATCACGGAGAATATTTACAACATCCTGTTGAAACACATTTTTCCAACTACTTGCTGCATAATTTTTTGCCATAATATTATATTTTTTAATTAAATACTTTTATATTTGCCCCATGTGGCTAAATGGTACGTATTTACGTTAAGGTTCAAATCCTTGCTACATTTAATTATTGCAATTAAAAACATATAATTATGAAAAAGACTTTGACAAGAATTTGTCGGTCTATATCAGAATATATATCAATATTTTTCAGAAACTCTCAGAATAAAAGACCGGCAATAATTAAAGATAAATTAGGTCTCAAACTCAACCTTGGTTTATTTCAATGTGAGTGGAGTAGAGAATGGAAGTATAGTTTAAGTGGAAAAAACAACACTTTATGTGGAGATGCAGGTTCGAAACCTGCTCTCCATTCTTTTTATCCACATCTATCTTTTTCGCATATCTGAATTAATTATGAGTGTTACTGGCGAACTTGACATAAAGACTGATTAAGCATATAGTTTAACTCTAATCAAAAGAAGTATAATAACGAGGAAACATTTTATAAAAATTCTGTTGTCCTAAGAAAAGACCAAATTCCGATAAACTGTAATGTTCCGTTCTATTTAGGAAATTCACGGATTCAAACATAGCGTGAACTCTATTATCTAATGATTTATTGTAATTTCTTAAATCTTCTACTGTACTACAATTGTTGACGTATAAATCATACATATTTTTCCTGTATTTTTTCGATATTTTATTAACATCCAAACGAAGAATAAATTCATTTCGTGTATTTATTCTTACATTACCAGGTTGTATTTCACTGGTACATATTAAATTATGCTCTTCCAACTCTTTTTTTAAAGCTGAATCTATATCAGATATTTTAAATCCTTTGTTAAAAATACCTCCAAAGCAAATTAATATTTCTTCTTCTACTAATGAAGAAGAACTTTCTGCATACGTAATACAGCCGGTATGTTTTAACAGTGCAAGAAAATAGACATCGTTTACATTGAAAAGAGAAGCTTCCTTAGGATAAAGTGGATAATTCTTAGCCAACATAGTTATACATTCGTCATATTCTGCTATACAAGTAAAAGTTACCAGACCACTATATATAAAAAATAAGGACGTCAGGAATTGTAAATGTTGTATTCTTATTTTAGGAGTTATTTTTATAGCATCATCAATAAGAATTTGGGTAAAAGTATGCTCGGAAACTTTAATTCTAGCAATAAGCAAATCTATTAATCTTTGCTTTAAATCAGAATCTCCACTTTTTGCATATTCTTTATAAACAGTATTTAAAATCAATTGGATAGCGGGTTCATTAAATCTTTTGAACGATTCAGGGCTATCATGTTGTATTCTAAGTAATGATTCATTGACGATTTCTTGAACACGCTTTTCAAATATATTTTGGGCTTCCCCATATAATATGGAAAATTCATTCCTAACAGTAGCAAGGGCTATCTCTTTGGCCTTGCTTTCTGTAATTCCTGAATAATAATCACCATTCACTTGAATAACAGTAGTATTTGTATTATTATTTGCATTTTGCTTAGTGTCTTTCATAATGCCCTCCTACCTGTGTAATTTTAGATTGTTTATTAGAATTAGCTTCCTGATGTATTGTTGTTTTTTTCTTTCTCGACAATACTTTCTTTATTATAAATCCCAAAAGACTTACGCCTATTCCAGAAAAAAGCCATCCAGCATTATTTCTGCAAAATGAAAAAATAATAGTTATCAAATCTTGAGCTTCCATTTTTATTTATGTTTAATCAATACATAATAAGTTCCAACTAGAGAAAACGTTCAAATATATCACTTTAATTTTATTGAACAAAATAAAAATAAAGTGGTATATTGGACTGTTTTTTAATTTTTCTCCAAAACTCGCCTTCCTCCGGCTGTTACATAAAAAGTATCAAAATCGAGTTTCTCAACTTCTTCTTGTAATGAAAGCCGGAGAAACGCCTAATACATAGTTATCTGCTGTTTTGCCACATTCCTGTTACTTTCTTATTTATTATGTATTCCTTAATACGTACATCCATCTCCTTTACCACTTCCTGTAAAATGCTAATACATTCATCAACTGGATATTCGGCTAACAGATCGTCGATATTTTGAATGATATCATTAGCTGCAATACTATTACTCATTTATTCTGTTATTAGGTATTTCCAAAATGGAAAACTCTGATTTATTTCAAAAATTAAGATTCTCTAAAGCTTCAGTGAGTTCCTCTTCAGTAATGCTCTCACAGATGTTTGAATCATCAATGTAAACATTATATCCAGTCTCATTGCGAGACACTTCCAATACACGAACTTCACCAGTTGGTGATTCCACTCTATAAATTGTTCTCATATTTTCTGAAATTAAAGGGTTAGAACATACTGCCATCACACACAATAGCGTCACCGGCTATATAATCATCGGGAAAAATTGCACTATTCATTAGTGCAATCCGGGTAGCCTCAACATTCAACTCAAAGTGGAATTTACCCTCTTCATTTATTATCATTATTTTATTAGAGCAAAGATCAATGACTTGAACATAGCCGTTTACTAAACTCTGCACTTCTTCTAGGGTAAAGCAGTTCCCATTCACCGGAGAAATTTCAACTGTTTCTCCGGTGACTTTTAATAAAGTTGCTTTCATATGCTTACCCTTCTATGGTTAGTGTCAGGCAGATACTTTCAAGCATATCCCCCTTTTGCTTCTCTAGTTCAATACGGCTTATTAGCTGCTGTAATTGTTGAGAAAGCATTTTTATATTCCCCATATTGCTCACTTGATTAGTATGAGTGTTGAGGCTGTTATGTGTATCACCTATGAGCTGATTAGCTTGTGCTATGAGGGTTGCAAGCTCTTGCCTGCTATCCTCTTTTCTCTTTGAGTAGTATTCTAATGGAGTCATATCAATACACGGTTACAAGGTTCTCTATTTTGAAGCTTCTAAACTCCTGCTTATCAACATCGAAGTAAGAGAAAGTCTTATAAGAAGGCTTTGTCATACGTTTACCCTTGTTTGTCGCACCTGCAGGCACATTTTTAAGAGTGCCGATAGCATAACGAATACTGCCATTCACTTTCTCATAGGCGAATTTAACTTCACTGCTTCTCATTCTTTTAGCAAGTCTGTAAAGCTCCCACGCTTTTAGCAGACAATATTTCCAACTCTTTTTTGTTGTTGAAAGGAGATGATGAGCATACTTCATCACTCTGGCTCTAAAATTAGACTTTGTTTCCATAATTCACTTTTTTTGGTTTGACTTTTATGTTATTTGGTATTGCAAATATAGTCATTTGTTAGGTAATAGCCTAACAAAATAGATATTTTTTTTTCTTCAACAGCCTTTTTCAAACCATTTTTAACGAATTAATAATCAAGTTCTTGATATAACATCTTCCGACCAAATGAAATACGGCTTCGGACTGTTCCAGTCGGGACATTCAACAGTTCACTTATTTCGTCATAGGAATATCCCTGGGCACAATATATTAAGCTATCCATACAACATGATTTTTGGGCACACCGGCGAATGGCAGACACAACATCATTAAACATTGCCAAATTAGAAGCATAATCAGAAGAAGCATTTTCAACTGCTGAATCATATCCAATAAAATGTATGAGAGAGTTTCTATTGTACTGGGTAATATAAGTATTCTGCATGACAGCAAGACACCACGGTTTCAAAGGTTTTGATACATCGAACTTATCACGATTTATAAGCATTTTGTACACCGTGTCACCGGCTAAATCTTCTGCATCCTGCATAGATCGGCAGAATCTTTTCGCTACACGTAATATCCAGGGATATATTTCTGATACTTCCTTTTCAAAGTCCATTGTCAGCCCTCCTTATTAGGTGTATCTTAGGTTCACCATTAATGCACCTTTCCACATATTCCCGATGCATTATGCTTTGTTCGTGCATTTCTTTAGCAGAACGCTCGATAGAACTAATGATAGTGCCTATGTCAGGGGGTAACGAGGCAATCATTTCTTTTACTGCGGATACTTCAAATGTTATCCGATCACACTTCGTTTCCAAGGTACGAAGTTCTGACAATAAAACATTGCATAAACGCTTATTTATGCAGTTTGCGTTGTTCTTTCTATTCATAAAAAAGGTCGTTTGTGATTCCTAAAAAGGAGTTACTAACGACCTTCGAAAAAATTCGATTGTAATTGAGATTTAATTAATTCTATATCAATATGAAATATAACATTTACGTCCTTTTCTTCTTCATGCTTATCTCTACATCTGCCTGATGGACGATGTTTGCATAAACAGCAGCATTTATGTTCCGGACATCAATATTCATTTTAAAAAAAGTCATAAGAAAAGCTATTTCAGCATCAAAAGAAGAACGTATCTGTTCCGGAGTAGCTTTTTCTTTCTTCTCATCAGAACGCATATCATCGCTTCTCTTTTGCTCAAATAAAGCAGATCGCAACAATTCTTCAACTTTAGACTTAACTTGTTCATCAGACATGGATTTCGTATCATATGATAACAAAGCCAAAGTCTCCCGGACATCTTCATAAGCATCAATAGCAATCAGAGAAATACAAACTTTAAAAAGCAAAACACGTGCCCTCTCTTTTATCATATCCTCACGATCAACTAACACAGATTTCAATCCGGACGGATTAGTTATCTTCTTGTACTCTATTATCAAATCAGATGAACGTTTCTTTAATTCCATCTCATTAATATCCTCATCTGGTGAAAGTAATACGGAGCAATCACCACATGAAAGCTCTATAAAATCATATAGAGATAATTGGTTCAATCTTTCAATCATAACCGGGAAAGCATATAATATTTATAATCACGGGCACACGCATCTTTATGTTGCTGCTTACCAATACTGCGTAGTTCATGACGTAAGCCCTTTATTTCATATTTCAAATCACTATAATCATTGAAAATAATAGGTTCACCAGTAGTATCCACTCCTACAAAGGTGGGAGAAAGAGAGGGAACATCCCATTCCGGAACATCCCAATCAGGCAAATCAATAGAGCTCACATCCGGAAATACCTGTGCACCTTTAGGAAGATCCACAAGTGTAGGAGTATCGGGTGTCACCCATGCTTTACCGGCATACATGACAACCTCATGTTTACCAGCATCACCCACGAGCGCCTTACCGCCCGGATGAGCACCGTCTTTCGTTCCTTCAGCATAAGAAGGAATCGGTGTAGCGAGAATAGTTGCCACTTGAATAGCTCCCAATGCTCCTATCAAGATTGATAACGGGATATTGGGCAACGCTTCAGTAATAGCAAGTGCAGTCGCTATTCCAGCCTGGGCAATACTCGTTGCTTTCTCCCATACAGCTTGTTTATGAGCAATCTCTTGCTTTTTCTTTTCAAGCTCCTCATTCTTGGCTTCAGTAGCAGCTTTTGCAGAACGTTTACGGGCTTCGGCTTCCTCTTCCGATATGGCACCTTGTTCAGCCTGCTTTTCATAACGTTCTACATCTTTTTCATACTTCTCATCGTTTGCATCCTGTTCTTCCTCTATTCGGTCAATCTGACCGTCATAAACAGTACTGACAAGACTACCGATTGCACCGACAGCTTGAGATGCAGTCTGCAACCATTTTTTGAGATTCTTTTGACGTTCTTTCTGCGCTTTTTCATCTGCCTTGGTAACACTATTGATAGCAGCAATCTCTGCTTCTGCTTCCTCTTCGGCAAGATCAGCCTTTAATTTCTGCAACTGTTCGGCAATCTTAGCCCTATCATCCGCACTAAGGTTATCAGCTTGAAGTTCCAATTCTAAGGCATCAATAGCGGCTTCGGTAGTCTTTCGAGCATAATCAAGCCGTAACCGGTATTCCTCTGCCGCATATTCCTGCTGTGTAATTTGCTTAGAAGCCAGTTTCTTTTTCAACGCAAGCATATCCATGATGTGTTCTTCATCACGAATCTTTTGCTCATGAGATGCATTTTCAGCGATCAATGAAATTTGATCGGAAGCATACTTCTCATACAACTCCTTTTTCTTCTTTGCATACTTTTCAGCAATGAGGAACACATCTTCACCAGTTTTCTCTGCTGCATCAATTTCACTCTCACGTTGAAGTTCCAACTGTTGAAGTTTTAAATCCAATTCCTCTTTAGAACCTTTTCTAACAACAGTAAGGGCGTTTTCAATATCCTTCTTTTCACGATCTGAATTATACTTGATGGAATATTCATCAAGAGCACGCTGCATCTCTTTAGCAAGATTCTTCCGGGTTGCAATCTCTTCCCTACTATATCCCTTAACAGCAGCTATCTTCTTTGAATACTCAATACCAATACGGGCAAGTTCTTTCTCTAATCCCTCATCCATAAGGGAAAGTTCTGATTCTTGGTAAGTCTGTTGGATTTTCAATTTCTCCTGTGCAGCTTTCTCCAATTCGCGTTTTTCCTTATCAGTGAGAGGTTTTTTGAAAGTACTTTCTGTATTTTCATTCTTTGGATTAAATTTTTCTGCAATTTTATCAAGTCCAGCATTAAATTCATCACTCGAATATATCCTAAAGAAATTTTTAGAAAACTCTAATTGCGCCCTATCAGCTTTTTGAGCTTCTTTTGTATATACTCCAAACATCTTAGCACCTGCATTTTTAAACCATGACATATTTTCAAATTCTGATGTAGAGTACAGGGCACCAGTTTTCATTCTTTCTAAAGCCTTACGTTCTTGAGCTGTCACTTCAATTCGTTTATTCTTCATTTGAATAACAGCTTTGGTATATGCTTCTTCCTCTGAATCGCCTGCATCAAGAAGTCTCTTATACTCACTTTGAAACTCTTTTTCAGCTTCCAATATTTTATTATTTGCATCCTTTTGTGCAAGTCCTCTAAAGTTTGTTTCTATTTGAGTTATTTTATCTTCGGGAGATTTTAAATCATTAGCTATGCTTCTAATCTTATCGGCCATCCAATTAAGAAACTCTTTTGCAGGACCTGTTGATTCAGAAAATGAGAGCATGAATGCTTCCCATGCAGACGAAAGATTAGCCAAAGCTCCCTGAACATTATCTCCCATTGTGTGTGCCATATTAGCAAGCTCTCCATCTACACCAGTTATTTGATCACGTAATGGAACAATCTTATCAGCGGCAGTAAGGAAAGCGTTGAAAGCTGCTACACTCCGTTTATCCGTCATTTCAAGAGTAGTATTCAAATCTACTCCCTGCTCTTTCAACTTCTGTAAACCAATAACCAATTCAGGCAATGTCTTTACAGGACCTCCCAGTGATTTTGCAAGTACACCATTAGTATCAGCTAAATTTAATAGAATATTACGTGTAGCGGTAGCAGACATAGAAGCATCAAAGCCAGCATCTGCAAGTTTTCCAACCAATGCTAAAGTATCCTCTATGGTAAAATTGAAAGCTTTAGCAACCGGGCCTACGATAGGTAATGCAGTAGCAAGGTATGAAAAAGATAAAGCGCTTTTCGAGGTTGCAACTGCCATAGCAGAAACATAGCGTTCAGTTTCTTTGGTATCTGCATTAAACATTCTCAAAGCTGCACCTGATAAAGCGGCAGCATCTGATAATTCAGCACCAGTCGCTTGAGCAAATTTGAGTACAGCTTCTGTTGATTCTAAAATTTCTTTTCTAGTAAATCCTAATTTTGCTAACTCTATTTGTAATTCAGTAGCTTCCGAAGCAGTATATTTAGTAGTAGCTCCCAAACGTTGAGCATCAGAAGTTAATTCTTTTATTTTATTTGAAGTAGTACCTAATATAGCTGCAAGACGGCTATTGGCATATTCAAACTTAACGATATCCCCAACCCCTTCACGTAATTTGGTGAATAAAGCAACAACACCTGTAACAACAGCTTGTGCACCAATATATCCAGCAGCTATGCCTTTTAACCCCATGCCGACTTGACTCAAGCCTTTACCCATGTGCTGTTGAAGCATCAAACCGGAATTTCGAGCAATAATACCCATGTTTTTCATAGATCTATTGCCATTCTCTAATTCAATGATAGCAGCTTTGATTTCTTCCCGATATGCACCTACTGTCATCTTCTGCTGTGTGTACCGGTCGGAGTTACGTTTCACATAATCGGTATTAATACCTATTGTGGAGTTAAGGCGTGCAAGAGTCCGGATATAGTTCTCATCAGTATCTTTCAATACATCTACAGCCTTTTGAAGCTGTTTATTCATTTCTTTTGCTTGTGCCTTACTATGTACTTCCTGATTGGTTAGAGTGATAGCTGCCCGGATGAGCTTTAACCGTTCTTCCTCGGTCAATACAGTTTTCTTACGAGTGTTATTGCCTGCATTTTGAGCTTTAGTTAAGTTGGCTTCTGCTTTAGCACTTTTTTCTAAAGAAGAAGCATTATCAGCGCTCGCCTTAGTAAGTTTCTTGATTTCAGCAGTTGAAAGCTTTTCTGCATTCAACTTTTCCTCTATACGTTTTGTCACAGTCTGGGATATTTCCGACTGTTTTCTAAGAGCTTCGGTCAATTCATTAGAAGCGGAACTCGCATTTTTAGATTGAATAGTATATATAGAGCCTAACTTTTCAAGATCGGCAATTCCGTCCACATTTATCTTTAACCCTTTTGCAAGATCTTTGGCTGCATTGGCATACGTTGCCCTTACACGCTCAATAGTATTATCCAGTTCAACCAATGTCTGAATCTCACCATCCTTTACAAGTCCTTCTATTACTAATTCTGCCATAATTATAGGTAATGTCTATATTCGATAATCTTTCCTTTAATCTCATTCCCAACCTTATCAAAAGCATAGGTACCGTCCTCTTTTTGATAAACAACATACATACAGCCATCTAAAATAGCTGCTTTCTTCGCCAGTTCACTGATACGATCCAGTTCACTTTGCATTTTCTTTATCTCGCATCCACAAGCCATAGCCTACCGGTACCCACATTCAGAAAAGAAACGCTCTAACCATGGACGAAGATACATGATGTTGAAATACTCCTTTGCAGTATCTCCAACGCCAAGAACCTGCTCACCATACTTTCTTTCAATGGATGGCCCCTCTTTAAAACCTTTTGTTTCAAAGCGTAATCCGGAATCTATTTTTTGCGCAAAAATGCTATCATAAAAAGTACCAGTGATAAAAAGGTTAGGAACCTCGACTGGGCGTGGTGGCAAATAAAGTATCTCTCCCCTAAGAGGTGGGGTTATCTTCTCTTTCCAATGTTTATACCTTTCTGCTTGATTTTGCCAGGGACCGGGTTCATTGAAATAGGTATCGTTGTCATAAGTGGGATTCAATAAATGTTCGGTACCATCTAAACCACTATATAACTGTTCCTGTATGCAATCAATAAGCACATTCTTATTTTCCTCCATACATTTGACACACTCTCCCTTAAACCCGGAAGCAATGGAATGAATCACGTCATAAACTTTATCGAAATCTGCCATATAATAAATAATGAAATGGGCCGGGCTGCAACTACACCCCAGCCCATTAGTTACTTAATTATCGTATCGAACACATCAGAGAGCTTCTTCCGGCGCTTTTCCTCTTTCAAGTTTAGCCACACCACATTGATATGAGCTTCAATAAATTCTTCCTTCGTCATCTCCTTTACTACGGAATCAACGAACGTTACACCATCTGTTTTCATGCTACCTGCTCAATACCTCTAATTCCTTTTTCAAACAACACAGAAGGAGATTTCAACGAAGGAACAGCACCAGCTTTTGGGACAATGGTTATTACACCATCAGCATAAGAAGCAGAAGTTGTATTATTCATAACCTCGGCGGCACCATCGGCGATGAGACTTCCGAATTCTTCTGTACGATCGTAGCCACCAATCTTCTCGATAATTTTGTAGGCATTTTCCGCTTCTGTCTTTTCAAAAACGACATCAACCAAGCCCATCAAGAAGTTTTTAGGATTGAAATCTAACTGCACATAATCAAAATTCAACAGGCTTTCTTCTGCATCCTCATGAGCGAAACTTACTGTCATAGTTGATTTTGCACCACTTGTAGGGAAACGGGTTACAGTTGGATAAACAGAAGACATTGAAATGCCCGCCAACACATCTGTACCATCATTAAAGCCAATCAAGGTGTTATCTTGATTCCAAAAATAAACGTCCCACCCCTTGTTAGCACACCTCAAAAGTTGGGCATTCAAAACTTCGTCGAAACTCTTTAAAGTAAAGGTATCTGTAAGAGCATTAAGCCCGTTGTACTCACTTGCACCATAACCAGTCGCATTTACCTGTGGGTCACCACCATTCGAAGCATATTCCAGGAATGGGAAAATAGGATAAATACGACTCGGGCGGTCAGCATGGCATAATTCAAGTAACTTCTCACTTGTAATATCGGCAGGAAGTTTCACGCCATGTTCTACCATAATAGCACCTTTGACTTTCTTCCAGTCGATTTTACATGCAGAACTACCTGTATTCATCCGGCCACCTTTACATGTTCTAATCTTTCTCATTTTCTTCTACAATTAAGATTATTAATTTTTATTTCCATCGAGCGTATGTTTATGGCATCTATGGGCTCGCTCACAGCCTTACCGGAATCTGTATAGGCTCCGTATCTACCATACGAATAATTCTCTGAATAACTATGTTTCACTTTCTCGTCACAGTCGCAGTCGAACCGGAAATCTTCATATAATACTTCCAACAAACGTTTATAGATTGGACGGAGAATATTCTTGAAAGATGTAGTTCTACGTTCCTCATTACTCCACTCCTTACAGGATGAACAAACTATAATCAACGAAACCTTTGCCTTAGAAAAATAATTTGGATCACTTCTATCTTCATAAATTGGAGTAAAGAGTGCAACCAGCGGGAACTTTTTTTCAGACTGGCCAGGAGATTTACTGTATTCATCTAATATGTCCTTGATATATTGACTGCTACCAAAGATGTAATTCAATCTTGGTGACTTTACAATTTTTGGCCCACCTTTCCCATTAGGGTAGAGGATTTCAAGTCCTTCAGGAAGTTTTCTAACTACTTCTTCAAACAGTTCTGTTATATCCAATTCCATCATAAATTGAAAGCATTAATGGGAGTTAATAGGTTCTTTTGAATCTTCAAACCGGTGAAAGGACAATCATCGGACATCGCCCATTCTACAAAGAGTCGGTTCTTCTTCACCATGCTGTTCCAGACACTAACCTGTCTCTTAATCGGAGATATATACTCGTTAGCACATTTCAATCTTACAAGACCAGTGATAGTAGCCTGTGTATTCATATCACGTAAAATGTGAAAGAACACATAATCGGCGAACGGTTCACTTAGCTTTTCACATAAAAGTGCATATCCGGATTGAGGTTCATCTTTTTCCAAGATATCAACCTCATCTGAAGAATCCTCTTTTTCCTGTTCTACGATCTCCAAATAATCAGTAATAGCTTGTGAAAGACTAAAACCGACAGCAGTATGAAGAAATTCGGTCTGAAATGCCTTGATATACCCGCTTATCACCTCATTTACTGCAAGAGACTGGGGCGAAGGCATTTCAGCGACCGAAGTATTCTCAATATGCCTGGGACCTGACGTAAAATATGAAACATCAATCAACATGGCAATAGTTATTTAGAAGCCTTACCCTTTCCGGTTTTCTTTTCATCTTCCACGGAAACGGTTTTATCATCAACAACAGTTACTTCCTTAGCATCTCCAGCAGGCAATTCTTTTGAATCGGCAGCCGGAAGATTCTTGTTATCAGAAGGAACCAGGGCTTCAAGTTCTGCAATACGAGCTTTCATTGTATCACGTTCATCTGTCAGTTCAACAATAGCTTTATCTTTCTCCGTAATGGATTCAGTAAGTTCACCGATTCTCGCATCTTTCTCTGTGAGCATACATTCCAATGTCTTTCGAGCATCTTCTTCTGTAACAAGACCACACTCGGAAATAGGGGTGAATGAAACCACCCCTCTACCAATCCGAATGCGTTGCTCTTTAAGCACATTGGCTACATCCTTATCATTACCTCTAAGTATGTAATCCATAATATTACTTTTTAGTAATTGCTTCTTTCAGTTCAGCCAAATCTCCATAAGCAAATGCCCAAGGATTGTAAACAGGGAAAATCACCTCTTCACTGGCAATAAGAACCACCTCATTACACAACTTCGTTTCCACATCTTCAGCCCACTCTAACGCAAGATTAGTGTAGTCAACGATAGATGCACCCATGTGCATATCACCAATAAAGTATTTACCGGGTAACATACCGGTACTCTCTACAATCGGACGGTTAGCAATATGCTTAACACCATTGACAACCTTAATAATGCCAAGGTTACGCCCAGTTGTATCCTTCTCTGATTCCATCGCATTAACATCTGACGGATTGAGAGTAATAGCATTGGGATAATACTGTGCATAGGTCATCACGGCAAATGCCGTCTTAATAACATCTTCCGAGTTAGGAGCTTCGATACTTTGGAAGAATGAGTTGTTGACAGTAAATGTCATATTTGCAATGGCTGTTTCCTCACCGGCAAAAGCAACACCTTTCAACAAGATTTGACGATCATTCATCTTGATAATAGGATTCGCTTTGTTCAAATCTGTCACAACAGCAGCATTGGCAAATGTAATAACCATACCATTGAGCATCAGATCGTACGGCTTTGTGAATTCAACAATTGTGTCTTTGCCCCCATTATGGCTTTCGACAGACTTCACACTACCTGCTTCTCCCTTAATGATAGTATCTTTGATGATACTTTCAACTGGAAGCACTCCAGTGTGATTAGTAATGCCTAACAGGTTCTCACCGTTCCCATCACCAAATAACATGTTCCAATCTTCAGCAAGCCATACAGCTTCCGGTAACATATTCAGAATATAACTTCTGATGAAAACACGACTCTTCAACATACGTTTGGAAATTCTGATATGGGTACCAAGTCGTTTCGTACCTGTCTGAATTTCCTTCATCTTAATGCTTGACTCCGGTAAACGACCGTTTTCAGTAACGTACCGTGCATTCCTGTCGAAGTCATACACTTGTGTAAAGGCGAGCTGCGTATATGTAGGATCACCCTGCAAAGTCGTAATGACATTACGCATATGAATCTTCTGATTACTTACCTGGCTAACAACACGGTTCTGCTGTTGGGTAATCATGATTTCACCACTGTAATTGTCGGTCATGGACACAATATCTTTCAAGCTGAATCCCTCAAAAGAACCTGTTTTACGGCTGTGACCGGCTGCAAACTCCTTGAACTTCTCACTATCAAGCATTTCGCTCAATTTCTCGTCGAACTTATTGATAGTATCCATAGATAAGCCTTTTTGCTTCATTTTTTCAATGCTTTCTCCAAGGCTCTTAACCTGGTCAACAAGTGTTTCATTGTCTTTAATCAATTGAGCAAACTTCTCGCCGTCATAAGACTTCAATAAGTTATTAATTTCTCCAAACTGTTTAGTCACATCATCAGGCGTAACAACTCCTTCCAGTGATTTATTTACGACTTCACACATCATGCCGACGATGTTTTCCATGAATGTTTTCTGTTCTGCTGGCAGACCATCTGTTTTCAGATTAAAATCTGATACTGTAAATTTTTTAAGCATAAAATTTAAATTTTAAGTTATTTATTATCGAAACAACTATTCAAACTTTTGAAATCGAATAAAGTGCAATTATCAGCGGCTTTAGTCGTTACTCCATCGTTACCATTTTCCCCGTCATTCTTTTCTTGAGTGTCAACAGACGGCTCATTCTTTCCGGTAGTATCTTCAGAAGTATTTTGTAGAATAGCATTCGAACGATATACTTTTCCCCAACAGTGGGGACATCTTACATAATTCATAAGATCCTGCAAACTCTTTTGAGTGAATTCTTTCTCCTCTGACTTTACAGAATCAATAAGAGAAATTACTTGAGTTCTAATCTCTGGAGTGAGCTTCTCCATTTCTTCTCTTACGATGTCCTGCGTTATCCATCTCTGATAATCGGCGGCGTAATCTAATACCTGTTGTGCAAAGGTATGTTCCGTTTCTGCGTCATAATCAAATTGATAACCGCAATGAGGACATGAGACAACGGCACCACCGTTGAGGCTCTTTAGTAATAAACTTAATTCCATATCGTAACCTTTTAAACGTTCATCACTATATCCATGCTGCAAGAACGCTTTTCGAACGAAATCAACAGCTTCCTTTACTTGGTCGGCAGTAGCAGATTTGATATTCACAAGGAATGTTTGAGGATTACTTCCCCAACTTGTCAATGTAGAATATTCCATCATACGCCATTCAAGCACTTTACAAGGATCAGTCAAATCCCTTTTGATAGCTTTTACTCCGATAGAGTGTTCAAGGGTTCTCCCATTCTCTGCAAACAGCTTATAATCAGCTAACGTGTCACGACCAATCTGTTTTTCAAGATTCAACTGGCCAACCATAACTAAATTACCCTCTGTTTCCTTACCACTCAATGGAACCCCCAACAATTGATCCGGACGGTGATTCAAGAACCAACGCATACGACCAATATTTTCCTTTAAAGTCTTGTTGAATGATCCGGGCATGGATACGTCTTTCTGTGAGTCCTTCACACCGATACCGTTCACCGCGACGGTAACGATACCCTTCTCATCAACATCATTTGCCTTTGTCTTGTACTGAAGGCTTTTGATTTTCTCTTCCATTTTCAACTTCACTTTTTGTGTTAAGACTAAATATTTGTTTAACTATCTCTCGTTCCTGGTCCGACATCTCAAATAATGTTTTGTCGAACATAGGTTCTTCAAATTTACTTTCACCGATTTGCGCCCTCCAATCATTGTACGTTATCAATCCACTAAGGAACTGGTCTTTGCACCGGCTATTGATATTGGTCTTTACTTCCTCGGCTTCTTTCAACCCCTCCTGCAGGCAATCCACATCGGAGAAATCACAATCCAAATAATATCCGCTTGATTCAAGTCCTAAAAATTGAGTAAACTCACGGCAGAACTGTTTCGCAAATGGAATGATAACAGAGCTATAAACACTCTTTTCTGCCGTAGATTGATTGCTAAAAGTAGACTGGTCTTTGCGAGGAACTAACACAGCAGGAATACCATAAGCACCTGAAATACTAATTGCATCAGCAAGTGTTTCCTCAAACGGTTGCAGTTCTGCAATAGTGAGATTGGTACGTACAAAACTCAATGGGATATCAGACAGCCCATATGGTAACTGGTCCTTACCTACTCCGAACTTACCGAAGTGTTGTTGCAAAATTTCTTTCTTCTCATTATCAGTCATAGCAATGGGTCCGGATTCATCTTGTTTCATATTGATAAGAAATCCTAAACCACCTCGTTTTACATAAATTACATTACGAGCCTCATATACAGCAATAAGGTTCGATATCGGTTTCATTTGTGACATAAGACGGCTTTGAGATTTCATAAACCCAAATCCGGAATAATAACTCACACACCCGTCTCTATCATGCCATACCTGATAAGCAGGTATATTCATTGTGCTCAAAGCGCCATAATTTAAACGATAACCTCTAATAATATCTTCTTGATCAGCTATACCAAACAATGGAATATTACTACCTAAAACAGGCAAGACTTCCATTGCATCAGCAGGAAGTACCCAGTAGTTAGAGCAATAACGCCATTTTTCTACATTAGTGAAGCTATCAGACATTGCAGCACGTGTAAAACTATTGCCAAGACACAGTTTATATACGAAATGTTGATAAACATTTTGTTTCCATGTCATCAAACAATTTGGTCTAAGAAGTATCTGATTCAAATTCTTATTAGCCCAAATAACACTATCATCCTTAACTTTCTTAAACTGAAAGTTAGCACTGGAAATACGAGAAGCGATGTAGTCTATTGGAAAAAAGACTTCTGGTACAGACTGAAAAAGCGTAAGAAAATTTTGAGAACAAACATACGGAGATGAAAATAACTCTTCAACAGTTATCTTTTTCCCTTCCGGAAGCTTCTTCTCTTCAACAGTCTCACTCACGACTTCTACATTAGCATCCTGTACAAGCTCTTCCTCTGACTTAGATTTTTTACGAAACCAACTCATTTATTTCTTATTTGAAACAAATGTAGGAATATGAATAATCGGTTTCTCAAAACACTAAAATCTTGAAAAATAAGAAATGTACAAATTCAGTTATAACAAACTATATAACAACAAATTACGCAGCAGATGATTCGGGGAACGATTTTATTATATGATATGCAAGACCACTTAAAATAATGCTTGCACTTTTATTCTCGCTATTTATGTTATAGTCCATCAGGTTAGTAATGAAATCACTGTAATCTTGAGATTCCTCTAACATCTTTGGTGATAACAAAAAGTTATTCCTTATAAAATCAGATGTAGCAGCTATTCGCTTATCCACATCGGCAAACTCTTTCTTTACTCTTACTTCTGTATCTTTCACAATTTCCCTCAACTCACGTACAGTCTGATAATAGGCAGATGAACATTCAAAGAGACACGTATTGGCCTTGTGCTCCAAACATGCGGTCTTAATTTCCTCTATGGAAGATGTTTCTCTAAACAAGGCATCAGTTAAATGCCACTTATCACCACAACGGGATGCCTGAACAAGAACAAACGTACCATCTACATTCGGCATGACATAAACAAGCCGCTGCGAGTAGACGTTTTGTGCTTCCGGATTAAAGAAACCAAGCATACCCTTACCACCATACAGATTCCTTTTTCGCCGGTTACTAAATTCAGTGTACTGTTCATTACACAAATCCACAACGACATATCGAAACGTATCGGATAAGTGCCCGTGTTCCTCATAAGTTTGCAAAGTAGTTTTATTCTTGACCTTGGTTTTAAGAATGGCACCGTTAGCATCCTTCTGTACACTCATGTAGTCCTCGATAGATACCGAACATGATTCGTCGATGTATATCTCTATGCCAGGAACAGTACAATCAAAGATAGCATTGATAAACTCACCAGTCATGGCAACACTCGGATTCTTATTGCCTACTTTATCCTCAATCTCGAATCCTTCTTTCTGCAATGTATCTATGAATAAGTCCATCCAAGAACGTTTTTCATCATCAATGCTATTGGCCGCCTTTGTTGAGGCATCCCCGTGTAGGTAGACTTTATCACTATACCTGATATCTTTCAGATACTTGGCTACAAGTTTAGAGGACTTCTTTACTGTATTGTTAGGACTTTCGGCGCATGTCTCATGGAACTGCCAAACCTTGATACCGGTAGTGAAATCTACTTGCCAGTATGACACACTGATATATGGCAGTACGTTATTATCTACTGATATATGAATAGGCAGGTCCGGGATATATTTATGTTCACCGGAATGTTTGCCACGGTTGAACGAACCGAAGAACTCGCTACCGGTACGAATAACACCCCACTCTCCCAATGCGTACACATTGTAATAATCCGGATCGTGGACTCTATCATACTCAAAGTCGGCAACACATTGCTCATCATAGAAACCATACGTACCGTCAGGACTACCGACCACCCAAAAATTATTCAAATAGGTAGATTGGATAATAACTGTATTAGGTGCCTGTTCCTCGATTTGCTTAGTACGAAGATTAAGTATTTGCCTGGGTGCATTCTTCTTTACGGATTTGACCTTGGTAAGTTCTTTCGGCAACTCTTTGCCGGCAATGGTAACAGACATTGGCACATCATGCCATTTGTCTTTATCAATGAACTCTTTCTTTATCCAGTGGCTTTCACTGATCGGATTAAAGGTACAAATAATCTGCTGCCCTTTCTTACCACGCAAACGCTTACGTAGCTGCTTGAAATCCGGATGCTCGAACTCTGACCATTCTTCTAACTGAACACGCTTGTAGTTAGAGATACCTTTTATCTTCTCCGGATCGTCAAGACCGGAGAAATCTATCTTCGCACCATTAACCAAACATTTAATAGTATTCTGTTGGAACTTGAACAAATGGGATATGCCAAGACCGGCCGCAGCGACTTTATAATCTTCATAAATGGTTTTGAGAATAGAAGCTCCTACCTTACGCATAACAAGAGTGTTCTCACCGTCCTGTAATGTCTGTATCAGTATGGTTTGTGCCACACTGTACGATTTACCGGAAGATGAGCCACCATACAAGATAATGAAACGGATAGTCTCATCATTCAAGTACTTCAATAGATAAAATCCGTTAGGATTTAGCTTCTTATAATTTATAACCATATTGTTCTAAAAGTAAGGTTTCTCCGTAGTGTGAATACCGGATTTTGCAGTTAAAATTGTTCTATTCTTCCGAATTCTCATTATCTTCAAATCCGATACGAAGTTCACCGACTTTATTTCCGTCTCCACCTTTGATGTTGACATTCTTATCGGCTTCCCATCCATTCCAGGCACCAAGAATCCGGGCCGCTTCTGTTTTGCCATTGAACTCATAGGTAACCTCTCCTCTCTTATTCTGTATCTTCTTCAATGCGTTACGGGCACGTTTGGGAAGTTGGGAAGGAGTTCTCATTTTTGTTTTCCCGGTTGCAGGGTCAACAAAATGAAGATCATCGGGATTGGCAAGTACTATATCCATTAATACCCTCTCAACAGTTTTCCTCTCTACTTCAGACTCTTTCGCTCTCTGCGCCTTAATCTCATTTATCCTTGTACTAACCTTGCTATTTGCTAATAGTCTACTCGCAGCGCTCCAAATTGTCTCTGGCTTCATGTTGGAAGTATTATAAGACATTCGATATGCTTCACTTGCATTACCTTCTGTATCAACGTAATATTTACAGAATTTCTCTTGCTTAAATGTTAATGGTTCCTCTCGCTTTCCCATATCAATTATTGTTTATTCCTATGAGAAAAAGAAGCTGCTCTCTATCTCTTAAAAGCTCATAGGTGGCAAGCAGTGTGCTGCCAGTTGTTAATATGTCATCGTACACTATTATTTTCTTTTCCTTTATCGGACGAAGAAGAAAGAATTCCGGATTCAATCTATCTTTAGTTAGGCACTGAATTGCATTCTCATAGAATGGTATTTTCACCGCCCCCGCAATTTTCGTACAGATAGAGGTTGAAAAATGAAAGCCCTCGTAGTGTCTCCGTCGCGGTGTGGTGACTATACACCATCCTTCACATCCCCCTACAATGAAGCGGTGGAGAAACTCACACGCTCTCTCTGCAAAGAATGATGCAAGTTCCTCCGACTGTTTAATTTCTGAAAAGCTGGTACCAGTCTTGGAACGGGTGAACTGGGAGATGTAATAGATATCACCCTTTTTATGAAATGATACCTTTTCTTTCAGATCACATAACCGTTCCTGATGAGACCAGCTCTTACATTTCACCGCTTCCGGCTTATCCCAGTCGTCAATACGACATATCTTTCCCTTTCCTTTCATCAAAGATCTTCTTTACTCCGTCCTCGACAGATGTGTAAGACAAAGGTACTAAATAGATATCCCGGTTCACCGACTGCTCCAAATTGTCAAAATCCCGTTTTTCATTAATTAGCTCAATTTCAAGCGGTTTGTAGTATTTTACTAAAGAAGCAAAATACATAGTAGTCACAGGTTGGACGTTACAAATATTGATAAGTTGCCGGTTACAACCCACCGAATAGATAAGCCCCTCAATGACATCATCTACGTAAGTGAAGCACCGGATATTCTGACCACAGTTGTATAATGACACGTTTTCCTTTTCCATCAGGAACCAGAGAAGAGTTCTTTTTCGCGGATTAGGTCCATATACATTATGTAGCCGGCACCCGGTCGCAGCCTTACAATAGATAGATGCATACTGTTCATCGAAATACTTGCTTATTCCATACATAGAAGTGGTATTCTCCGGATTAGCCGTTGACGAACTGGCATATATTAACTTCACATGATTTTGATTGCAAGCATCAGCTACTCGCATGAAAGTATCAATGTTATCCCTCCTGATTTGTTCCAGGTTTCCATTAAACACACTGGTTTGCGCCGCCAAATGGAACACACAATCAATCCCCCCATTCTTCAGGAGCTCGCATACTTCCGTAGCTTCAGTACCACACTTTCGGTCAAGTCCTATGACTTCAACACCTCTTTTGGCTAATTCTCGGCAAAGGGCTTTACCAATAAATCCCTCACTGCCAGTTACAATCATTTTTCTCATCATCACAAAAAAATAAAGGTGTATCGAATAAACAATACACCAAAGGTTCAACAATTATATAAATTTCAGTTCTTATTATTACAATTTTTCCTTACCTTTGCAATATGAATAAAGACAGAAAAAGAGTTCTGATAATAGGTAACGGATTTGACCTTTGTTTAGGCAGAAAGACTTCATACAAGGACTTTTGCCAATCTGAATTTTGTCCCAAAGACTACCCATCTCCTTTAATCAAACATCTAAATGACAAATGGAACGATAATTTAGATGCTGTAAAATGGTATGATTTGGAGAATGAGTTATACAATTATTATATAAGAATCAAAAACAATAATGGGCAAATAATAGACCTATACAACGATAAAGAAAGGAACGTTTTAGAACAAATTCAGGCAAATGGACCAGTCACAGAATTTTATGAATGTATAAAATCTAATGTGGATATTGTCAATAATTTGTTAAAAAACGGAATATTAATCTTACCACGCTTTTCTTGTTATATCAGTTTCTCGCATGAAGATATATTAAATCCTCCTATTGAACGAGACCAAAAAGCCTTACAACTCATAAAAAATGGATTAATACAATATCTCATAAAAGTACAGCAAGAAGCTATTAACGAAAATTCTATAGCTGCAATTGTCGCAAGAACCTTTATGCGGAATAAATCAAATGATCAAATTGTCATATATTCTTTTAACTACACGAGTTTTAGTGAAGTAGCTCCTAATTCCAGTTTTGCAATGGAGTTTAATGATACAATAAACTATGTACATGGATGTATCTTAGATGGAAATATTATATTAGGAACAAAAGACGAGAAAATTGTTCATAACTATGACTTCATACAGAAATCATTTGATTCTCAATATAATCCTCCTGCTATGGTATATGATTTAATGGATGCTGATGATATTACAATATTTGGGCATTCATTAGGCATAAATGACAGCCAATATTTTAAAGCCTTTTTTGAAAGACAATCTTCATCCACTAATCCTCAAAAGAAGAATATTACAATATTCACTAAAGACGCAAAATCAGAAATTGAGATAAAACGTTCACTACAAGAAATGACAAATTGGAATTTGACATCTTTATATGGATTAAATAATCTCCAAATAATTAAAACAGATGAATGTGCCAATAATCCAGCCCTATTAAGAAAATACATCAAAATGTATATTGATAATGAAGAAGATATTGACAGTATAATTCATATCTAACTATTATGTTACTATTATTTTGTATTATTGTTATTTACTCCATTTACTACCACAGTATGCACATCGGTAATACTCTCTGTAGCTAACGACTTGATTCCTTTCATTTACGACCAAATTACACAAGCAGATATCGTCCTCTGAATTGATATTGGGATACTCCCAAAATGACAATTTCCCTTTAGCCGGTATCGGCTCTGGAAATAATATAGGATTAGCTAGTACCCAGTTATAAATAGGATTTTCATAATAGCCTTTACTATCATCGGATTTCTCTGCCCATTTAGAAGGATGATTGATAGAGCATCCAATTATTTCTACACTTCCAATGATAGCAGAATTGACAATGCCCTCTGCACATATTATTTTTCGTTGAAACTCAACAGGCAGACTATCCCATTGAGTTTTTGTAAATACACCATTGGGATTTCTCATTTCTACAGGTTTTCCACTTGCATGGATTAACACTCTATGTCCTATGTATTTCCATGGACACGCCCAACTCCGGTTCTCAATATCCTTGATACCGTGAACGATCAATGAGGCCCATGGTTGTTTTATTGTTATTGCTTTCACTTCTTGATTTTATTGAATGTTTTCATTTATGAAATTTACAATCTTTCCCAACTTACTGGAAGAGAAAAGTTCACGATTTAATTTCCGCTTACCTTCTTTCCATTCGTAGAATAATTGGTAATATGGTGGACTAAGCGTACGGTTAATCTTTATGCGATATTGATTAGTTCCATACTCAGTTATAAGCTCCTCAATGTATTTGTCTGAATTATCTTGATCGGTAACAAATGCCATCTTATCAGTAGTAAGTATCATACTTTACCTCCTTTCTGTCCGTTTTAAATTACTTCTTTATAACCACTGCCATCGTACTAACAGTAGTTCCACTTTCTTTGAATTCACCGGCTTCAATTTCAAAAACTTCTCCATGAACTTTTTCCAACCATTCCCGGAACTCAACACATTTCTTTTCAGACGCAAACTTCCAATGCCGGCTGGTTATAGCCGCAAGAATTCCACCTTCTTCCAAGCGTTCATACATATGTCTTACATGGTCAATATCCTGATTACCGGAAAATGGAGGATTAGCAATAATCTTAGTGTAATTTCCTACACTATCTTTAGTGAAATCCTCACCAAGCAATATTACGTTATCAAGTGTATGAAGGAACTCCCTGTTTTCCGGCATCAGTTCATAACATTCAACTATTACTGACGGGCATGACCGATGGACCGCTTTTATCAGAGCACCGCGTCCGGCACTTGGTTCAAGTACGGTATCTGTTTCGTGAATTCCACCGGCAAGCATTACCAACCAGTCTGCAATATCAGCAGGTGTTTCAAAGAACTGAAAGTCTTTTTGCAAATCGCATCGCTTACCTTCTTTCAAGATGGAGAACACACGTTCCGGATTAAAAGGAAATGTGAATCCCTGTATCTTACCTCCCTGCCATGAGCCGCCAGCTTCTTCTATCCATTTCTTTGCTTCAGCATAGGATTTCTTATTGAATTGTACTTTCGGAAGTTTAAGAACACTATCCTCAAGAGTACAATGCTTCAGTATCTCTTCCACATTCCATTTCTTACCTTCATCAGCCTGGCTCTTCCTTTCATCAACCGGAGCGTCCGGCGCTAACAGTGAGGATATTTTCGTAATAACCATATTACTCGCATCCATAAAAGTATTAACACAGGAAAGCGCTTCCATAAGAAATTCAGTATCAACATATCCGGCAGCGTCATAAACATCTATGCCTTCAGTCATATCCGATAATTCATTGAGCTGGGCTACACTACCACGTAACGTTTTTATTAAAGTCTCTTTGTTGTTCATCATAACTTTTTTGTAAATAAATTCTTGTTGTATCTACACTACCATGACCAAGAAGGTCTGCTAATTGAATTACATCTTTGGTTTTCTTCAGGAACATTTTAGCAAAGAAGTGCCGGAAGGCGTGAGCGTGCATTTTTTTCGAATCGATACCACAATGTTTACCCCATACTTTCAAATGCTGTGAAAGACCTCTTTGAGTCAACGGCCCGAATCTCCCAACAGCAAGAGTACCGGACTTGCCTGTCTCCTTTATATAGTCCTTCACTTCCCTCTGCAATTGCTTTTGGAAAAAGAAACGCCGATACTTGTTCCCTTTCCCTTTCAAAACAACTTCGCCGACCGCTATATCCTCCCACGTGAATTGCTGAAACTCCGAGAGCCGAGCTCCTGTAGTACCCAATACCTTAATGAAGAAATAGTAATCCTTGTTGAGTTTTGTTTTCAGATACTCCAGTAACCTATTATATTCCTCTTCTGTCGGCACATTGTTTACATCCAACTTGCGTTTCATTCTAGGTCGTTTCAGTTCAATAGGTTTCTTCACCCATTTGGAGAACTTCTCAATGGCTGTAATACGTAATCGAATGGTAGCTGGAGAAAGTTTTTCCTCTTCAAGGCTTTTTATAAATCGTCTGCAATTATCCATATTTAGTTCATTGGCGTATTCAAAATATTTTTTCAACGAGGTATAATAGACATCAATTGTGTGAGAGGAATAATCATTGTTATCAGTCAACCATATTATAAAATCATTAAGCAGTTTCTTATTCTTCTCTGAAATAACCTCAAGTTTCTCCAAAGGCTTTACAGCCTTTTCCTGTCGGCCATATCCGATTTTAAGATAAGACAATAAATCACAAACAGCCGCGCACATAAATGAATGGCGCACCATAACATCTGCATTTTCATGTTTATATTGCAAATAACCGCGACGATTGATTTCTTCGGAATTTTCAAGAAAATCAGTCACATATTTGATGTATTTCCCGATGCTGTCATAGCTCCTACCCGTCGTATACAGGTAGGATATGTAATCTACCAATATTTGTTTTCGTTTATCATCCATTTTGAATTCAATTATATTTTTACTATATTCTCCCAAAAAGCAGCACCTTCAGGAGTATCATAGAAAGGGAATGAAATAGTTAGAAACCGATGAAAGCAGCAATCAACATCTAACAAATTGTTCACCCGCTCTTCATTTGTCATTGAGAAGTCAGGACACTCAATATTAAATGCCTCATTTGCTCTTTCTGTATTATATTTCCATTGATTAAAAATACCTAGTCTTTCTAATTTTTCTATTTTCTCATTCCTCTTCATATTGATTGACTTTTAATGCTTTACATCTATAAAGGTAATCATTATTGACAAGTTTAACAAACAGAAGCTTCGCCATTTTAACGCCATTTTAATCAGTTTTTTTCTTCAACAATTCACGTCTAAATCTTTCCTCTAAATCAAAAATGGTTTCTCCACTATTACGCCGATAAGGTCTATCAGTATTTAACTGAAGTTCTTTCAGCTTTTTCCAATACCATGGAAGGTACAAATACATATTCTTCAACTCCTTCAAGTTCTTATTTCCACAACACCAGCAACTCACACGATCAAGTAGCTCATATAGCCTTACTCCATCCTCATGCCAAACAAAGCCTTTTGTGTAACAATACTGGAGTGCATCAGCTTCAGTAATGCCCAGTCACGAAGTGGTAAAACCCGATTAGGTCGTTTTTCCTTTTCAAAGCGATGGGTCTCGTCGGCAGCAATACCGACATAATCAATTCCATCTTTTGTGTGAGCTTTCAACGCACGAAGTTTTTCACTCGTTCCCCACCGGCATGTTCCCCCACACCAACTATATCCTTTTTTATGGATAATATTGGTCCCTCTTTTCTTAACCGGCCTTTCAAACATTGTCCAAAGAAAAGGTTGCTCCGGATGCAGTTCTGTATATTTAATGCCAAGTTTTTTAAGAATTGGAAGAACAGCATCACGAGTGTTATAGATTGCCTGAAATTCCATACCTGTATCATAGAAAACGACTTCATCCAACTGATATCCTTTTTCTATTAGCATGAAAAGCATTGCCAAAGAATCCTTGCCAAAACTAACTGAAGCATAATATCTCATACAAGAAACTTATTATTAGGTGAGTCCTTTTTTTTGCTTTGCCCTCTCGCTATTAACCTGTGACATACACATACGGCACCATGACGATAAACACCGGTATTTTTTTCCATGCGAAGTAATCGTATTTGCGTAAAACCGATTGAGATAGAAATAGTGGCCGCAATGGGTACATTTTTTCATCTCTCTACCACCTGCATCAAACTTTCTGTTTCGTGGTTTACGACGAATAAGAGTACATCCCTTACAATAATTATCTTCACCGCGGTATCTCCTACAATGCGAAAGGGATTTTACTCCACATTTCGCAAATGCTTTGCAATCAACACGTACAAATGAATGTGTACTCATAGCCTTCGTTTATTTTGAAACTTATTTAACACACGAGAAATTACCTCCATATTATCAGTCATCATCCATTCTTTTGCAACGTTCCAAGCAAGACTCATAACTGGATTAAAATTATCTTTCCTTACCGTATGGTGAGATAAACGTCCTTCAGTTGGTTTCAAATTCTTATCATGTAAAATACATAACCCATTTTCAAAGAAAGCACAATACTCTTTGCCAGCAACAGGTTGAATCATTGGAACAGCAACATTGATAACTCCTAAAAAGATACCGGTAGCCCAATTTGTCAGTTCCAATCTATCTGCGTAACCTGCATCAATAATCCTTTCAATATCATCAGGAGTACCAAGACAAGGAGTATGACATTGTTGTTTACAAATGCTACATGAACATTGAACAGGTACACGACCTGATGCCCTCATTACCCTTTGTAATGAGGCTTCTCTTGACAACTCCCCCATAATTATTCAGTAATTGAATTTAAGATAACTTTCGCACGCTCTATACACCAACGATTGAGGTATGACTGCCAGCAACCAATAGAGGGAGTCCACCTAAAAGTATTATTTTCTTTCAACTGTGACCGGATTTCCTTACTCGGAATACCGGCAAAAAATAACTGCAGACGGTTCTCTTTAGCATTCTCAACGACACGTACACCACTGATAGTGTATTCTTTATCTTCTGTCTCTTTTAGCTTTCTTGCTCGATCACGACGCTGCTTCGCATCCCGGATACGTGCATTATTATTAGAAAGCATATAAGAAGGAAAACCATACTCACCATAACGGTCAGGCTTAGTTAGCTCGATAGCTTTATTCTCTGAAAAGCCTAAAGTTTGCAGTTGTTCAACCTTCGCAATATCATTTAGTTTTTTACTTCTAACTATCTTATTAGCAGCTTTCATCATTCCTTGAGCTTTCTCTAACGCATCAACCTTTTCTTGCAATCTGTCTACTGCGTCATCATCTCCTAAATAAATGGAGTTATTATTTTCAGTAGCTTCCGCTTTCTGTGCAAAGTACTCTGCCTTCTTGGAAAGCTCAATACTTTTATCCATTTTGGCCCCTATTTTATCCCGATATTTACGATCTGCTAACCCGTGCACAGGTTGTCCCATTGGAATAATACTTGCCATTTCTGACGATTGCCTGCAAGCTACATCTGCAGCTTCGTTACTTTTCCTTGCAAGTTCTCTGAATCTATCAGCTCTTGCTTCCTGCCTTTCTTTTCTGTTCATAATTCTTTGGTTTAATTTGGTTTGACTTTTATAAAATTGAAAGACCACAGCCTAAACTGTGGTCTTATCATTACTTCGACTTATCAGTAGGAAGCAAATCATCAAATAATCCGGGAACTCGCGGCTGTAACGCTTCAAATTCTTCCCGGAAAAACTCTTCTTTGGTCCTACCTTGCTTTTTCCCTTTCCTTGTATGTACATCAAAAGTATATACTGGGATGGCAATAGGATAACGTCTAACATCATCTATCCATTTTTCTATGTCAACATCTCTTCTGTCATAAATAAAGTTCTGCAAATGATCTGCATCCCGGTTCTTCCTACATTCACAAAGAAGAATAACCGCTTTGCTGACAAATATCCTGCCTTTGGGGGCAGTAGCATTTTTATTTACCAGCTCATGACCTTGCCATAATGCTTCTATCTCTTTTGTTATGATACCGAAGCAATCCTCTGCACTAATGGTATATAAACGCTTCCACACATAGTCGCGGTATCCACTCGCCCATAATTCCAAGGCAAAAAAGCCGGCTACCCCGGTATCGGCTCGCCGGATCGCTTTTTGCATTGCAGAACTCACCTCGAAGAAATCATATCCGCAAACTGTTCTAATAATCATAATTCTAATTTAATGGTTTGACTTTTAATTGATTACATCAGTAAATTTAGCTAAAAAAGACGGATATAGCAAACAGATTGAACGCCATTTAAACGCCTTTTTTACAGGTTATTAGAACTTGAATTTGCAGGATATGTTATACTGTACAAGCTGCTTCGTCTTATCCTTTCCATTATTCGTCGCACTCTTGAGCTGGATACTATCACCGAAGTTCTTTTTAATGAAAAGAATAGATTTGCGCTCTTCTTCCTGATTCCTGATCGAGGCAAGCCCACCGGCGTTCACAAATGTGCTCTTTTGCTCAAAATTATAACGTAAATCGGTTAAAATCTTACGCTCTTTGTACTTCATATAACAGGAAATCCAAAAATCTTCTTTCAAACGTATCTCTTCATTCCACCAAGTGTTCTTGTTATAGATTACTCCATAACTGCAACCGGTTATCATTTTAGACAGGGAAAGAAAGCCGGTTTCGTCATACATAACAGGAGATATCCGGGAAGTGAAACCAAACAAATGCACGTCCATCATACTAGCAATCTCAAATAGAGATTGAATAATATTGGTGATTCTATCCTTATCTTTCACCCGGCACGGTTCACCTTTTTCTGCATAGATCGCTTTACAGGCATGAACATCATCGTCGAGCATGAAGAGTTCGCCAAAATGTTTCGCCATCCAATTACGTTTAGGGATGAGGCCGATTACATCGTCTGGATGAGTAACTATTTCACATTCCGGGTTAAACTGCTGATACAAGTCAGCTTGACTTTCAGCAACGCAAATGATAGGATCGTTCACCAACTTTTTAGCGAACACCCGGTCATGGCGCTTATGACTTGGTATTACTATTTTGCAAGGCATGGCGAACGTCTTTTATGTCGATTACATTACTCTTACTTACTTTCCCGGTCTTGTACGACTTCATGTGCTGCATATCCAGCCTTTCACGAAGCCAATTACTATCTACCTCATTGCTTGAGGTTATGATAAACAACTCATGCTTTTCGTCATATTTAGGAATAAGGGGGTAAATGGCTGTATCATCCGTGATAGCATCGAAGCGCTCTTTAAATTCATCCTCCTTCTTCTCCGGCCCGAACTCGATACCCCAGTCTTGGAGTTCTGCTTTATTCCATTCATTTTCCATAACGTCCAAATCATTCTCACCGAAATTGACGTTATCCTTTGTAGCATACTCTCTCAACTTCTTAACAGGGGTATCAGATGCCAGGACCTTACATGGAAGCTCTTTGTAACCAAGCTCCTTACATGCACGCAAACGTAAATTGCCACAAACGACAATATACCGGCCATCATTATAAGGAAATATTATAAGTTCCCTAAGTTCAAGCATTTCAGGCGAATCCTGAATACTTTTCTTCATCGCTTCAAAGCGATAGTCACGGAAAAAGCGCGGATTTTTCGGTAATCCCGTGAGCTGCCCCTTATTAAAATCAAGTAGGCAGACTTGAATTGTCTCTGTCATAACCAACTATATTAAAATCAACAACACTAACAGTCAGCCAGCAGACTTGAATTATCTCTGCCATAACCAACTATATTAAAATCAACAACACTAACAGTCAGTAACAACACCTTAATCACCTCTCTCTGACTCCTCAGAAAGCAAATCAATTGCTCTCTTAATTTCAGCCTCGATATCCTTACATCCGTAATGTTTTAGAAAAGCAACGGTAACTATTATAATATCAGCAGCTCTTTTTTTATATTCCGGATGGTCTTTTATATCGTCGCATGGTAATTCTGATAATTCATCAAACTTCCTCCAGGCAGCCGATATTTTTAAACTGAAAGCCTTTTTAGAAGTATTATCATTCAGATGAAAGCGGCGCTCTATAATCTTTAATATTTTAGGGGCCAACTTATTCAATGTTATCATAAATGATTAGGTTAAATTGTTAGACTAATAATAATCTCACACTGTTTGATGCAGGCTGGTCCCTTATATGGAATCTGTAAATAGTCCTTTTATACATACACATGATAATTAAAGTTTTTCTTGTAGCTTTTCCATCGCTTCAGTTGCACAAAGCAAAGCGTAATTACTATCAATGGAAATATACGTTTGAATTGTAAACCAAAAACCTAATATCCTAACTTGCAAGAAATAGGCAGTCTGGAAATTCTTTGCTTGAAATTGCCCTTCTAAACGCATATACTTAGAAAGACTAAAGTAAGTAGCATCTACTTTTTTTATTCTTAATTTTTTCATTCTATACTTTTGGAGATGAATACGTTTTTCACTGGCCATAGGAATATTATCAAAACTCACAAAATTCATGGGAGTAGTAGCAAGAATACCTATTGGCATATTATTGGGATGCCCATTTTTAATAGGGAACATTTTCGGATTGCTCCTGTATGCCTCACGAGCCATTATCATATTTTGGATCGCATGAATATGTATGACTTCCTCTCTGATATCTGATACATGAAACACAGGGAGATTACAAAATAAATTATGCAGTTTACAGGAAACTTCAATGACTTCTCTTTCTTTATCTGTCAACATGCAATTACTTATTTATAGGGTCCGTTGTATCCATATATTTCCTGTATTCCAGTTCTGTTTTAGCAAGGTTAATAAGAGTATTGACACCTTGAAAAACCTGTTTGGCCTGATTTACTTTATTAGGATCTTCTTTCACGTCCTTTATTTGTTGTAAAACCAAGTCTCTCATATCCTGTAAGATAGTAGGATTCACAGTAGATACCTTATTCAACCGTTCATTTGCCAATACAACAACTGTATTTGTTATCGACCGGAAACGGTTCAACTTGGAAGCTAAATCAAACATACTAAATATCAGTACTTTGCCATTGTTCAAGTATATTTCAACTTCTGTTCCATCATCACCGGTACCGTCACAGTAGTTGAGAATTACAATTTCTTCATTCTGATAAAGGAACGGTTTGTTAACCATTTCCTTTAATCTATCTATTGCATTATCACTCATGATTCATTCTTTTTTGTTGCTTTATTAATTTGTCTATTCAAAGCTCCTTTTAGCTTGATGAGGTACTGAACATCTTCCGGATACCGGGCATACATTGAGTTTTGCGTTTTCATTTGTTCAGAACGACTAATCATGTATAAGTTCTCGATACAAATATTTTGCTTATCTCCATCCTTGAACTGAATATTGTAACCAGGAGGGATTTCACCGTTATGTTCAATCCATACAAGCCTGTGTTTCAATTCAAAAACATTCGGTTCTGCAGTTTTCACTTCAATGTAACCGTCACGATTTACACGTTCATATCCAACCTCTTTATGGTTCTTTGGGATACATCCCTTCTTGAAACGTGTAGCTTTCGTTTTTTCAATTTGAGCATCAGACATATATTCAGATTGCTTGAGTCCTTTATTCATAGGTTGGTGCCCTTTGGAAAAGAAACCTTTTGAAGAATGTTCGAATAAGAACTCGGCAGACTTTCTTAATTTTAATTTGAAAGCCATGCCGGAAACAGCACTTTCAGTTGAACCAAGTATCGAAGCTATTTCAAGGTTGGTGTGGTCAGGATAAAGAGCTCTTAATTTTTGCCTTTTCTCCGGACTCCAAACCCTTACATCTGGAGAACGTTTTAATTTACGTATTAATGCTTTTGCCTTCACAGCCTCAGGTGTTTTGTCCAGGCGACCAGCAAGCTCTTTCAAATTAGCAGTTGGATACTCGCTATCAAGTATGGCGAGTTGCTCATTAGTCCAAGTTCTCATAAGCATATCAATAAAGAGAGGAAACCATTAGGCTTCCTCTGTGTTATCGTTTTCAAGTTCTTTCAATCTCTCATTGAGTTTCTTTTGTTTCTTGTCGAAAGAAGCAGCAAGCTGCTTACTAAGTTCAGTGTAATCATCAGGATATTGCTCTGCAAAGAGAATATTTTGACATTTCTGCATACAGGGATAGAACATCACATCATTACTTGAAAGATTGTTAGCAATGAAAGCCCGATACCAATGATTTCGATCTGCTTGGTTATTTCTGACATATTTCACAAAATCTGAATCTTTTTCATATTTTGACAACTTCAATATTTTCAGATATTCGCTACTACAATTACGGAGAATCATAACATCAAATACCGTTTGTTCATCAATAGACAATTCTTTATCACGTTGATAATAAGTTTTTTCCTGTGCCCATTTTCTCATAGTTTCAGCACTCTTCTCAATAACCTTATCCTTAGCTTTCTTCAATTTTCCATTTATCTGTTCCTTTTCTATCTCTTTAGGATCGGCAACGGCAGCAGTACTGGAAGCAAGCTCTTTCCTCGTATAGTAGAATTTCACTTCAAATTCCGGATAATAATAGCCAAAAAATGAGATACATCGATAAATATCTCCATCATCAAGCATCTTTAAAGTACGCTCATCATCAGCATCATAATAACATGAATATCTAAAGACTTCATCCGGATTGACCACTGCAAATCCAAGTTGTTTAACAGCTTCTAAAGCACTCTCATATTGCATCCTTCTTTCATCGCTCCAATAAGAATCGGCTTTTGCTACAATTACAGTCTTTCCAAATGAAAGAGGTTCACCTACCTTTACAAGATTTTCACTTTCAAGCATAATCTTCCGAACTACATACGCTATCCGCTTTTTATTAAAACAGGTAGCATTAATGCACCGGGCATCTTTATTGTTCATCTCATAGAATAGACAACCATGATTACAGGTATTAGATTCACATTGAGAGCATGGTTTAAATTCTCCATTTTCCCAATTATCAGCATCCTCTTCAATCCAATCGGCTTTTTTAAGTTCCATAAAAGAATTACTCACATAATCCCGAATCATAGCGGTCGTGCACTGTTCATCTTCTTCCTCATGAAACTCTTTTTGAGTTTCTTCGTCAAGTTTTGAAAGAATCATTGCACCAGATAATGGGATATCTCCATTTCTTACACGTTCTTTCAGTTCCGGAATAAGGCTATTTAGCTTTATACGATCAAAGACAAAGCGAGCAGACTTTCCAAATTTAAGGGCAATATCCTCATAACTACGCCCTCGCTCTGACAATTGGGCAAAAGCAAAGGCTTCTTCGATGGGATCGACATCTTTCCTTTGAAGATTTTCAGTAATCATTGCATCGAAAGCCTCATCATCAGTCATCTCTCTGACAATGCAGGAAATAGTTTGAAACTCCTCTGACTTTTTACGATGGGCTTTAATTTTAGCAACATTGGCTTCATCTTCTTTAGCTTTCAGAAGCGATATCGCTCTGAAACGACGCTCACCACAAACAATCTCATACGAACAGGGAATTGTTGTGACATCACCAGTCTCTAAGTCAGTCACATCTTCGGATTTGGCTACTCTGACAGTGATAGGCTGCAATAAGCCTTGTTTCTCAATGTTACTTGCAAGCTCTTGAAGAGCTGCTTCATCAAATGTCTTTCTCGGATTCAAAGGAGAAGGACTGATAAGGTCAATTCTAACGTTTTGTACTTCCATAATTTTTAATTATATTGGTTTGACTTTTAGTTTATTACATCAGTAAAGTTATCGTAAAATGACAAGTTATGCAAACAGAAACTTCGCCATTTTAACGCCATTTTCATTGAGGTTTATTACGTATTTGAATAAATCCTCTTCTTTCAGTTTCCCGAAGAAG